GTCTGTAATCTGGAACCATACCAAACTGATTGATGTCGGTAAGGCCAGCAGCAGTAAGCAGCAGGGCCATGTCTGCTGCACTCTTTTGAGCGGAACCATAACCTTCGCCGCCCCACCTGCCCGTTGTACCTTGGCTTAAAATCTGGCTGGTCAGTTTGCCAACAACTCCGTTAAGGCTGGAGTACGATGGTTGGTCAATTGGCATTTCGTATCTATAACGAGAGCCGGGTGCCTCTTCCCATCCCGAATCGTCTATCGCTATAAGTGAGCTTTGGTCTACTGCATTTCCGCTCTCGTCTGTGTATCCAGTTACATATCTTTCCTGATACGGCCCGTATTCAGGGTCATACGCCGTCCGGGTGCCATACACAGGCGTAACAGGCTTAGTTTTGGGAACGCCCCAGCCAACGTTTACATCGCGCTTGTCCAGAACAAATTGCTGAAACTCACCCGGCTCAATCGAATCCCCGTATCTGCCGCGCAGTTCGTTTAACTCTTGGCTTGTTGGGTCTCGACCAAATATGTTCTTAAAAGTTTCAGAGGTGGACATATATTTTCCTTATTGGCTTAGCCAACTTTCCAGTTAGTGCCATCTGAATATACGGGTACGGCCACTGCTCCGCCACCAACCACGGTAGCGCCAAATGTCGGGGTTAGTGCGTCAATCGCAAGAATTTCTTTAAGCGTCATGTCGTATCCTTATTGCGTCAAGTCCCAGAAGGCGATTGTGCCGTAGCAGTCGCCCGCAGGGGTTGCGGAATCCACTGTGCGGATGGCAAGCGTCAACACATCGCTGGCTCCAGCCAAGGAAACGCCTAACTGAAGAGCCCAGTTGTACCCGGAGGGGTCAACCAGCGGCTGTTGGCCGCCCGAGCCGCTTGCTGTCACGTAGTCCGTTTGAACCAGCGTGCCGCCTGTCATGGCCGTGGCAGAGGTGTCAAACTCCACGTTGGCATCCGTATCCACAGCAGCCCAAGATGCGCCCGTCAGGGTCGAGTTAAAGAACAGCGCCACCTCGTAGCTCTGGCTTGTGATTGGCAGCACCTGCATCCTACCCGGAACCACCACTGCGCCCAGCGCTGTAGACGCCAAACGGATCGACACGATGGGTTTAAACGTCAGTTGAATGTTGGTCAGCTTGGTGGTGCGCCGCGCCAAATGGCTTGGGGAGTACTGCTCGTAGCCACCCTCAGACATCACGGTCGAGCAAATCTGTTTCATGCTGGCCGTGACGAGGTTGGACAGGTTTGTGATCTCATAACGCACCGGCAAGATGGCAGTGGTCATGTAGACCGAGCTGATGTCGTTGGCGTTGTTGAAGGTGTGGCAGATGATGTACTGGCCGTTAATCACAAAGCCTGTACGCACCGAGCCGACGCCCAGCCATTCAAAATCGCACCAAAAAATCTGCGTCTTGCTTGGATCAAGGGTTAACCCTGATGGCCCTGTGCCGTTCAGCTTGTCGCCGTTCCAATCGGCTTGGTTTATGGTCCGAACGTCGCTGGGAGTGCCGGGTGTGGGCAGCGAGTTGGAACGCAGCACCATTGACAGCGTTGTGCCGTTGGCCTGAAAGAACACCCCGTTCTGCGTGTTGAAGTAACCCACCCGCTGGCGGATGTTAGCCGTGGGCGTGTTCATTGCAAAGGTTGCAAGCACCAACAATCCCTTGCCCGGTTGGTACGACATGGAGCGGAAGGACTGGCGCACAGCCTGCGAGTTGGTGGTGGCCGCTACCGACATCTGCACCGAGGACTCGTTGGTCAAGAATGTGGTTGATCCTCCGTTGGCTGTGCTGGTATCGAACTGGTTGTCGGCAGCGTAGCGTTGCTGGCTGTCAAACAAGGTGTAAGGCTGGCTTACACGTTGGCGACCAAAAGCATCCAGAGCGGTTGGCGGGAATGAAATTGGAACGGATGTATCTGATGCCACGAGTTGCCCCAATATGCTTTGCAAGCGGTTGAAGTACAACCGCAAGACGTTGTTAAGTTGGTCTTGGTACGCCTGAGAGTATTCATTGGTAGCCAGAGGCAAAGACGGCGGAGCTATCTTCTGCAGCTCAAAATCGGAGGTAACAATTAAAGTCATTGATTACCTCATGCCATCTTTTTTGAGGTCAATCCGAGGCACGCCAAGCTGCCACGTCGTACCAAGTCGATTTGAATCCACCTTAAAAATAAGCTGCCTGCCTCGCACCCGAATGTACACCTGCCCCGTAAACTCTTCAATCGGAGCCGTGGCAATGCGCTGAATCTGTGCGGAACTGGTGTTGTTTGTGGAGGCTGGGGTTGTAAATCCAGAACCAGAATTCCTCATTGGGATCAACGTCATGGTGCATTGAGGAGTCAGTTCGCCAGTGGAATTGCGGAAGGTTATGTCAGGCAGTACGCGCCAAATAAAGCCAAAGTTGTGGCCGTCATCAATATCAAACTCAGACGAGCCAATTGATGCCGCAATAGGCAGAGCAGTTCCCGTTTCATTGTCATCCACACCTTGCTCGTGGTTAACCAAGTTGCGCGTGTACGTTGCAGCCAGCGGGTAGTCGCGCAAGCCAGAGTCCAGCCATGCTGTGCGGCCCATCGTGCCGTAGTACCAGATGTCCTCTGCGTAGTTGTACACCACGTACTTATTCACCACGTTGCTACCAGCGGAGCAGTAGAACCACCAGACCTCATTAAAGCCTTCATTGGTGCTGGCAAACACTTGCTCATTCTGTAGCTGATTGATGTCGCTGAAGATGTACTGGCGCAGATCGCAGCGCAGGGTCTGAGTGCGACCGTCGTACTTGTAGAACTTGTCCACGCCCATCCAGTAAATCACACCGGAGGCCACTGCTTTGGCGTTTGGGCCGTATATGGAAATGTTACTTGCCAGAAGCTGGGTGCTCCACACAGCAGGCACGCCCACGTATTGGATTGAATACAGGGCAGAATCGGTCCAAACTACAATTTCCTGTCGAGTTTGCAAGCAAGTTACCAACTCAGACCCGTCAGACAACTGAATGCCGCCAGCTTGACTTGTGGCTGAAGGCGTCCAATCTGCAGCCGACTCCTGATCTGACCAACGAATCAACATGGGGTTTTGAACCGCACTGCCAAGTTCATTGCAACCAAAAGCAAAAACAAATCGGCTGATGTCCGAGACGAAAATAAACTTTTGCACAGTCGGAACATCCGATGCGCCACCCAAAGACGACAACAACACACCGCGAGTTCCAATTCCCGTGGTGGCGTCCCAGTAGTAAATTTGCCCATCACGAGGCGCAAAGATTAAATCCTCGCCAAAATTAATCTGACTCCATAAACGCAAGCTGGCTATAGAAGTTGTACCAGTTCCCCAAGGACCAGAACCCCAAGTGCCAGCACCCCAGCCTGTAACTGGAACTTGATACTCAGGGCCGACATTAATTTGATACGCAGCCGTTACCGTGCCACCGCCGGGGGAGCCTGATACATCGGTAGCATTGGCATTGACATTAACAGTGATCGTGTAAACGTTTAAGTTCACTACGGTGATTTGATGCTCTTTGTTAAGCACTGCGGCGGTTATGTTGCCGCCCAAGCCTGTAGCTCCGCTGTAGGTCACAAAGTCCCCGGTCACGCAGCCGTGGGCCGCATCTGCGACGGTAATAATTGGTGAACCGTTGGTGGCGGTAAAAGGGTTTGTGAGGGTAACAGTGTCCCGAATGGGGGTAATGTCGTAATACGCACCACCACGCTCAATGTAAAACTTCAAGTTTGTCCCAACGCCCACAAGGTTTAACGCACCCAGTGTCACCCAGTTCCACAGCGACCGGCACACACCAAGGAATATGCTTGAAGAAATGCGCTGCCATCCCCCAATTTTCTCGGGCATGCCAGAGCGAAAGCGGACTTTTTCGGATTCGTACCAACCCCCTGCAACCTGCGTAGTTGCAGTCACCGCGCCGATTGCTTCGGCGGCGTAGCGGGTTTGCTCTCGGTTTACACCGGGGCGAAAGATTATGGACTTCAGGGGCATGGGTCACCTTAGTTTTGCGACATTTTCGCACTTAACTTAGGAACAGCGCAATCTCTGCTTCCCGGCGCTTGACCAAACCCGGCAGGACTTTGCCGCCGCCCTTGGTCCAAGCACGGAACGCCTCGGCTGCGCCTTCCCAATCCCCCCTGTTGGCTTTCATGCGGATGGTGCTGCGTTGCAAGTTGCCCAGCCCGAAGTTAAAACTTATAGAGACCAGAGCGTCAAAGCTGCCTTGACGGCCAACCACGCCGGGAACAAGTCGTAGAACACCACGTTCAAAAGTTGCGACGTCCTCACGGAATAATTGGTCGATCTCTGCTTTCGTCCAGACACGATTGTCCTCCGGTTTCAGGGGCATCTCTTTGCGAATCATGGGAATGGTCTTACCCTCCACGCGCACCACAGGCAGCCTGATCTGTTCTTGGTACAGGACGTGGCCGTAGCCAATCGTCCAGATGTGAGCTGGGCAAAGATATGGCCGAGAGCGAAAGCCCTCGTACTTGTGCATCAGGTCTTCGCCCGCCTTGCTCAGTTTCACTTCTTGCTCCAAGTCCGTGACCCGAACCAAAAGCCTAAAATTCCCCCAAGCATAGCCATTTCGTCGCTGGAAAACAGGATGTCAGAGTAGCGGATCACATCATCCATGCTCTGAATCAGTTGGGGGTTGTTCCACAGGTAGGCGCACATAAACACGTTGATGGCGACCAACTCAAACACGAAGATGTAGGTCACTGTGGGGCGCACTGTGCCCACGTAGTTGGAAACCCATACGGAGGCCTTCTCCAGAACCTTGGCGTCATGCTCCAGCGCCGCTTCAGTCATTTGCGCTTCGGTCTGCATTGCCACCTGCTCGGTGCGGATTTCTTCGATCTTGGCTTGCGCGGCAAAACCAGCAGCAGCCAGTTGTAGTTCACGCTCGGTCTGCATCTGGGCCAGCGCCAGCTCGTGTTTCTGATCGGCCTTGTTCTGGAAGTACTCCAGCAGCTTGGGCAGGCCGGAGATCAGCAGACCCCCGAGAGTTGAAATGAGTGAAAGCATCAGTTACCCCTTTTGGTTAGCATTGCGCTGGCAATTTCCAGCATGAATTTTACTTGTTGGAGGTCTTGTGGGGGCTCTGTCCAGCCCACCGTAACCTGCCCCACAAACCTGTAGCTGTCCGGCGGAATGCTCACCCGGCAGGTGTATGCCACGCCTTTTTCCAAGTACCACAGGCCCACCTCACTTTGAGCGTAGCGGTATTCCCCGCAAGGAAGCTCGTTGGACATCAGCCGCACAACATCCGCATTGTTGGATGCGTTCTGGCTGAACAGACCCACATCAATATCTTCAATCGTCTTGTCCCTGCCGTCCTTGGTATACGCCCGGTACAGCACCCGGCTATTGAACAAAGGGTTGACTTTGAACACCGCGACAACTGTGGCCCCGGTTTTCTTCATCAGCATCGAGCCTACATCATCTGCTCTTGAGGTGTTGATCTCTGGCAGCTTCTGGGATTCCTTGTAGGCATCCCGCATGAACTCTTGGTTCTCCCAGAGAAAGTACCCTGCAAAGGCCACAATGCCCATTACAAGGATGGCAAACAGCTTAAATGGCGAGTCTACATAAGACAGCACCTTGTCAAGCGTTGTATTGGCGTTTGGCTTTTCTTCGCTCATCGCAAATGCTTCATGTAGAGGGCGATGCCACCGACAAGTAGCCCCGCCAAGACAATGACCGCCACACCAATGGCGATGTACTCTGCTAAGTTCTCAAGCTGTTGTCTGCGCCTTGCTGCTTCACGGGCAGCAGCTTCTTTGGCTTCTCTACGCTGCCTTGCTGCTTGGGCTTGGAACTTGATCCAGTCATTCCACATACCCGGTCTGCCAGCGTAAACCATGCGCTCCCGTAATTCTTCTTCCTGCTTGCGCAACTGCTCCAGCGCCATGAATTCTTCAAGGTCTGAGCTGCCACCCTTCTTGTTGGCAGATTCTTGAATCTTGGCCTTGCTGTCGAAGTAATCAAAGACCCGTGAGCCGAGCTGGTGCAGCTCCTTGCCGTTGGCCAGAGCACTTTTGATCACTGCAAACGCCGCGTTCGCTGCTGCAATTTCTGCCAACATAAGTACTACCTAAAAGCAAAAAGGGCCATCCTGACGAGCAAGATGACCCCTGACACGATGGCTGCTGCCGCTATAAACGACAACAGCCAGTCTCGCATCTTAGTCCGTGCCGCCAGCGGCTTCTGGCTCAGCGACTTCAGGAACTTTGATCTGCGGGATGGCCTGCTCCTGAATGGCTTGCACCAGTTGGAAGACCTCACCGTAGGGGCGTGTACCGAGGTACTGCAGTACGCCGTTGACCAAGTTCAAGGACAGGGTAATATTTTGCTCGTTCATGTGTTTCTCCACGCAGTCGCTGATAAGGGGCAGCGCCGTAACCCCGGAGGCAATTATGCCGCAGCGGCCCAAGGCGTACCAGTAGCGGTCACAGGGTTCTTTTGCAACTCGATGTTTTGGGCCAGAGAAGCTTCAGTGGCGGCTTTGTCAACGCCCGATGCCCAGCACCAGTCCAGCACTTCTTGCATGGTCACATCAGCGTATGGAACCGTAGGAGTGCCATCAGCCCATGAGCAGGTCGAATAGATGGATGCCGTGTACTCGCCATCAGTAGCAGAAGCGGTCCAGTGTGCTGTGGTGATGAAGCCGTTGGAGACTTCGTAGTTGGTCTGTGTGATTGTCCAGTTGTATGTAGTCATGATAAGTCCTTTCGGGGGTTAAGATTTGGCGTAAGCGCCGTGATACAAAGAGCGTGCTTCGGTTGCGACAAGTCCAGCTAACTCCAAGTCTTTGAAGTAGCCAATCAGATGTGACTTGCCGTTTTTCATCACACGCACAAGCCATGCTTTGCTGGCCTTATGCCAAGACACACCGGGGTAACCTGATGTGTTGCTTGCCAAGGCGTTGCGGTTGCATTGGTTTTCGCTGCGTGTAGCTGGTCGTAGATTCTCAATGCGGTTATCAGCACGGTCGCCATTGATGTGGTCAACCTCTGGTGGTAGATAGCCGTGATGCAGCATAAAGATCAAGCGGTGAGCCTTTTGAACCTTGCCACGCCATGTAATATGCCGATAGCCCGTCTTGTGGATTGAGCCAGCAGGTTTGTCCATCATGTGCTGTTTGTTTGGATGACTTACGCCTTTCCAATACAAGTACCCGTCACGGTACTCAAAGCAGTCTGCTACGTCTTGTTGGGTAATCATGCAGCCCCCAATGTTGTTACTGTGCCAGAACTTCCTTTGTATTTCAAAGCGCCAGCTTCTACGTAGATAACGCCGCCACCTGAAGGTGTTCCGGGGACAGTCCCATTCGCAATATACAAAACAGAAGCACCACCGGGGTCAGATGTACCACCAAGCAACAGGTTTGCCGCCGCCGTGAGGGTTAACGCCTGAGTAAAGCTAATAGCGTTGCCTGCTGTGCCGGAGGGGGCGGTGAACCAAGCGTGTTCGTTGTCAAACTGCCTGTACTGAGAAGCGCCTACAGAACGCAAGTAAATCCATTGTCCTGAACTGTTTAAATACCCGTTGTTACCCAACCAAAACTGGTTTGCTCCGCTAAAAGTAGTGGAACCACTGGCAATATATTGGCCTGCATTGGAGATTTGAATTGCTTTAACAGTAGGTTCCCAAGAGCCACTCGGAGTAACCCCCAAGCCGAGGTTGCCTGCGCTATTCAAATTCAACGCACCGCCAGCACCGATCAGCGTGCCGTAGCCATCTGGGTCAATCAAAACCTGATCGCTGGTGTTTCGACCAATCAAGCTGATCGACAAAGTGTTGGCGTTGTTCCGTGCGGAAAGGTAGTAGGCGTTTGATAGCAAAATGTTGCCATTTGCCACTTGCAGTTTTGCAGAAGGCGAACTCGTCCCAATACCGAGGTTGCCGGAGGAGTCGAGAGTCATTTTGTCAGCGCCAGAAGCACCAAAAACCAAGTACCCATCAGCACCACCGCTACCACGGTAGAAATCAATGTAGCTGTTTGTTGCAGTGCCGTTCAAGTAATCCATGTACAGGCGGTACACTGAGGATGAAGGGGTTGCGCCGTTGCCAGATTTCAAGCGCAAGGTGAAGTTTGTACCCGCCCCCTGCCATTGCTGTGCAATTGTGTTTGTTCCAACACTCACATCCAGCTTGTACCCCGGCGAACTCGTCCCAATACCCAGACCTGTGCTGGTCAGGCGCATTTGTTCGGCAGCGTCAATTTGGAAAATCATATTTGGCACTGTTCCAGACGCCCGTGTTGCTTGAATAACTGCGTTTGTTCCAGATGTACCAAGATTTAACCGCTGCGCGTCAGCAGTGCCGTTGTAGATACCAAGAGTCGTCCCATCAAACGTCAGCGCAGACCCAGTGGTCAGAACTTTGGAGCCATTGAGGTAGGCCACGCCGTTGGCTGTGCCGCCGTTGATCGTGACTGTGGAAGTGGTGGTCAGAGCGTTTGCGGTCAGCGTCGTCCCGTCAAACGTCAAGTTTGCAGAATCCACCAACGCACCGCCAGTGCTTGCGTATGTCACGCGACCCGAGGTCAGGCCAGAGTCAGCAAGGTCAGCAACCGTCAGGCGGGTGCCATTGAAGGTCATGTTGGCGGAGTCAACCAGCAAGCCAGAAGTCGAAGCGTAGGGTACGCGAGTGTTGGTCAGAGAGTTGACAGTCAGGTTGCCCGTGACGGTCAGGTTCGTGAAAGTACCTGCGCCGCCAGTCGAACTGACTTTTATAAAGTCAGAGCCATTCCATGCAACAACAGCAGACTCGCCCTTGACAATGGTTACACCTGTCGTTGGACCTGCGCCACGGAAAACAATGGACTGCGTTCCGCCCGAAGCGTTAATCACCGTGTAAATCTTAGACTGCGCAGGAGCTGTGATGTTGCGGGTCACTGTGCCCGAAGCCGGGTTCCACAAGATAATCGCTTGACGAGCTTGGTTGGCTGCAAGGGCCGTGGTAGTTAGGGTAACGTCTGCATCCGCACTCAGAGTGGTCGTGCCCGCTATGGCGGAGTCCAGCAGCGAGGTAATCGAGTCGTTGACAACATCACCCCATGTGCCATCAAGCTCGCCTTCAACTGGCAGAGCCAGACCAAGCAGCGTTGTATTTCCTGTTGTCATACGTGTTCCTTACGGTGCGGATATTAATTGCCAGTCTGGATCGTCGTCAGTGTTAACCTGCGTCCACCCGGTGCCTTGAGTATTGCCGACATTTTGCCAGTTCGGGGTCTGGTTGTCAGCTACCACAACCCACGATACCGCCTGTATGTTGCTGATGTCGCCCCAGTCGGGCGTTTGGGAATCATCGATCAGGTTCCACAGGAACCCGCCAATCAGGGAGTCCGCAATCGTGGCCGACTCCAGAACCGGAGCGTTGTAGATGCTTCCAGCAGGGCTGACCTGATCCAAAAGTTGGGCAACTGCCAGCACCACAGGGTTGTATATCGAGCCGGGAGGCGACACTTCGTCGGTGATGTTGGCCGACTCCGCCGTCCGTGCAGCGAAAGCAGCCAAGGCTGACGCAACGTCTGTGATGGTTGCGGTCTCGACGATCCTGACAAGCGGTGTAAACGCTGCGCTGTTGATCTCGGTTCCGGTGGCCGCTTCTATGACGGCGGTGGGGAATGTAGCTGCTGCCCGTACCGCGTCTTGAAGCGTTGCCAGCTCAATAACCGGTGCTGAGTAGGTGGACCCCGGAGCATTAACGGAGTCTGTCAGGGTGGCGATCTCTTGCAAGATACCCCGGAAGACTGCCTTGGCTGACACTGCGTCCGAGCCAGACACGGTCTCCACAACCGCAGCAGCAAGAGCTCGGAGGGCGCTGATCTGATCCGACCCGGTGGCAGATTCCGAAACCTGTACAGCCGCCACCATGAACCCGCGCACAATGTCTTGGGCTACGGAAGTTTCTGTGACCTGCGACTGGAATGTGGCTGCCGCGCTGGGGATGTCTGCACCGGATGCGGCCTCGGAAATGGCGGGGTTGGTGCTGTATCTGGCTGAATCTGTATCGGTTGCTGTCGCTGTCTCAACAATGCTTGGCCGCAGGGTTCTGAGGGAGGAAACAGTCTCCGTACCAGCAGCCGTTTCGGAAACTGAGGAGCGTGCAGTGAAAGCTGCGGCGTCTGTGTCTGCGCCCGTGGCCGTCTCGCTGATGGCTGGGTTGGCAATGTAACGGGGAGAAACGGCGTCTGAGCCGGAAGCAGCCTCCAGTATTGCGGCCAAGTAAGCTTTAAACGCAGCGGTTGCATCGGTGATGCTGGCCGACTCTGTAACCTGAACGGCAAAACGGGCCAACGCAGAGATGCTGTCGGTGGTTGTAGCGGTCTCGCTCAAGGAGGGGTTGTATGTGCTGCCCGGTGCGTTCAGGGCGTCAGTGATGCTGGCTGACTCAACGATGTAAGCAAACAGGCCCTTGATTGAGTCTGTGAGGTCGGTGGCAGTTGCAGCCTCTGAAACAGCAGCCAAGAGCCTTGCCAAAGCCGCCACTGAGTCCGTTGCGGTGGCTGTTTCGCTGATGTTTGAGTTTGCGCTCAGTCTTGCGCTTTCGGTGTCGGTTCCTGTTGCGGTCTCGCTTACGGCTGGTGTTACCGTCAAATTGGCGCTGTCCGTGTCCGTACCGGTGGCTGTCTCAGAGATGTTGCCAAGCGCGGTCATGATGGCCGCTGTAAGGTCTTCGCCTGTAGCGTTTTCGCTGATAGCCCCAAGGAAGAGGAATCTGGCAGACACTTCATCAGTAACAGTGCCTGACTCTGTAATGTCTCCGGTGTACGCCAAACCAGCAGAGAAGGAATCTGTACCGGTTCCGGTTTCTGAGACTGAACCAAGCAAAGTTATGCTGGCCGTAATGCTGTCTGTGCCTGTTCCGGTTTCGGTGATGGTGACGGCGTAAACCGTACCGCCTGCGGCAATGAAGTACCAACCTAACGTCCCGCCGTTGGTGGAATTGGCTCCAGCATACCAAGTGTCTGTCAAATTGTATGCCCTGACGTTGTTGATTGCCAGATAGTCTACGTTGGCTGCTTGACCTGCTCCGGTAAACCTCAAAATGCCGGGAGATGCTGCGGATGTGCCGCTGATGGTCAGTACCCGTCCTGCTTCGCCTGTTGCTGTCCAAGGTTGCGTCAGAGTCTGCGTTGTAGCACCCAAAGCAATGGTTGTTGCACCTGTAGCACTGTAGGTGTTGGTGATGGTCTTGAAGGTATTGTTGCCAGAAATGGTCAACGTACCTGCGCCGCCTTGGTTGAGGGTGATGCCGGAGTAAGAGATGCTGCCGCCAGAAAATGTTTTGGCGGATGCAGAGGTTAAATTGATCGTGCCTGTGCCTGTTACGGTAATTCCAATCAATGCAGTTGCGTCCCATATAAAAGATGATCCTGCTAGCACCCATGTTCCAGAGCCAACATTAACATTTCTGCTGCCCGTAGAAACAACTGAAAGCGAAAAACCGCCACTAGAAAGTGTTACGTTATAACCGTTAGCATTAAAAGTCCCTGCGTTAACGCGAAGTGAAGTGCCAGAGCCGTCGCATAATAAAGCATCCCCCAATAAAACATTACCGCCCGGACTTTGCACACTAATAAATTGAGTAAATGTCCTACCGGCACTGGTAATTGTTTGAGTGCCGCGCCCAGCAAAAGTTAGTAAATTTGCACCTGTCAGCGTAGTCCCTGTGCCGTTAACCCAGTTTCCGTAAACTGTTGATAAAGTTGTACCTGTCGCCAGCGTCACCAGCGCACTGCCGTTGCGCTCGTTCATGTCAAGTGTGCCAATGTTGTAGTTGGCGTTGACTGTGATGGTTTGGTTGTTGTTGGGTCTGGCAAACGGTATAAACGCCGTGTCTTGTGCCAGAGGAAACTGATCCGCCGCTGCCGAGCCGCCGTTTGTTGCAGACCACGAACCTGATCCAGTGCTTCCCCAGTTGTTGCTGGTTGCCAAAGCCCAATAAACAGTCTTAGCCGCAGGGAACGTAATCCCGCTGTTACCTTTGGCGTCACCAAACCGAGTGCCTGAGATCGGTGCAGCAGCGCCAGCAATGGTAATGTCGCGGAAGTCAATGTCAGCAGCGCCAGCAGTCAGAGTGCCAACCGTCAATGTTCTGGTTGTGCCGATGGTGTCAGATGCCAAGAACGTGCGGTAGGCAGATGCTGTTCCAGCGTTCAGCGTCAGTGTGCTGATGGTTTGGTCAGCACTGAATGTGACAGGTGTAATGCCGACAGATGTGCGGCCAGCAAACGACAGTGTGTTAAATGTGTTTGCACCCGTAATGGTGATGCCTGATGCTGATGTGCTAGTAAAGCTGACGTTGTTAAAAGTCAAACCGCCAGAACTAATAGCTGCGAGGCCGTTTTGCAAAGAAAAAGTTGATGTCCCCGCATTAAATGTTAAATTTGTAGTAATAGCAAGCTGAATTGTTGTGCCGCCTAGCGCAGCAGAAATAATTGTTGAGCCGTTTAATAAAATAGACCTTATATTACGATTTGCAGAATCTAATCTTCCTGTGGTTATTTGGTAATTACTGGTGGAGGTGTCAAATGTTCCATAAGTAATTGTTAAGATATTCCCAGCTAAAAATATAGAATTAGCAAGTGTCCACGTTGCTCCAATACCAATAACGTTAACCGCAGACCCAGAAAACAAATTTCCACCAGTATTAAACGTGTAACTGCTGTTGCCAGCCCACTGCATTGAGCCGTTGTACGTCCGAGTAATACCCGTAGCAGCAAAACTCACGTTGCCGTGGAAGGCAATACCCACAGTGCCAGCAAAGGTCACGTTGCCAGTTAACGGGCCAGCCATTGTGAACGAGGCGCATCGGGCAAGCGTTACACCAGCGTCAATTGTGGCTGTGTAGGCTGTGGCGTTGGAAAGCGAATTAAAGTTGACCGCATCCAAAGATGTGGGGATAGCTGCTCCACCACCACCACCAGATGTTGTGTCCCACTTGGTTGTGGATGACCAATTGCCTGTGCCGCCTACCCAATACAGTGTGCGAGGTGCAGGGGTAGCTGTAAAAACAACGCGAGTGTTGTTGGATACGTTCGTGCTGTTTGCGCCAACGTAAAACTCGCCGGGGCTTGTGGCGGAAACAAGGCAATCTCGAACAGACAGGTAATCAATGCCGCTGTTAGCGGGTCCTGCGATAGAAAAATTATAGGCTATGGTTGCGGCATTTGAGTTAAGGGTGACTACGTTACCAGCGGTTCCAGTGATGGACCATTTGCCAAAAGTATTGGTTGAGCCGGAATCAAATAAAATTGTGTGCGCTACTGTTTTTGTAGATGCAAGTTCGCCAAATGTGTTGCTGCCCTGAAGCAGTAAAGTTGATATTCCCGTTGTGCCGCCAATTGTCAGCTTGTTGTAGTAAAGACCGCCGCCAGCAAAAGTTCTTGTGGTTGTTGATGTGTTAGAAAGAACTATCGTAGATGTGCTGGCGATAAGTGTCGGTGCAGTAGCGCAATTCCACACAGCACCTGTACCAGATAAAGTCCAAGTGCCAGACCCCATCCGCAAAGTGTTTGCTGTAGAACCATTGCTAAACAGCCCTGTTGTCACGTTATAAGTGACAGCATCAAACGTGCCTCTTGCAAGAACTATACCTTTTGTCGATTCCAACAGCAAAGCATCAGCAAGCTGTACGTTTCCAAATGGGTTGTTTATTGTTAACGAGCAGCCAAATTGGACGCCATTACTGGTTATTGTTTGAGTACCGTTTTTAGTAAATTCAAGTGTTGCCGTGACAGCCGATGTAACGCCTGTGCCAAACTTCCAGTCGCCATAGGTTACACAAGAAGAACTAATTGTTAGCGTCATTGCACTGGTACGCAGTGAAGCGTCAAACGTGCCAATGTTCCATACAGCATTAATGGTTACAGTGTCAGCAGAACCCGCATTGTCAAACACCGCAGTGTCTTGAGCCAGCGGGAAGTTGTTGATGGCAGGTGTACCACCAGACCCTGTAGCCCAAGCCGTAGCACTCCAGTTTTGCGTGCCAGCAAGGTTCCAGTAAACGGTTTTGGGTGCGGGGAACGTGATGCCTGTGTTGCCGCCGCAGTTACCTGCGCGTGTAGGCGATGCGCCTGATGCAGTCCCGGCAAGGTTAATGTCACAAAAGTCGCAGTCAGTGGCAGAGATGGCGTTGACAGTCAGGGTGCGCGGAGTGCCGATGGTGTCTGAACGCAAGAAGATGCGCCGGACTGCGGAAGCGCCTGCGACAGTCAAAGTTCCGGTGATGGTTTGATTTACACCGATTGAGATTGTTTTTATACCTGCACTGGGCGCCGTAGTTACCGTTATATTATTAAAAATGCACGATGCTCCACTTGCAGCAATACTGTGCGAAGTTCCAGTGCTAGCGGTATAACTAAAATTAACATTATAGAAAGTAAGTCCTGCTCCAACAGCAATCCCTGATCCAACTCCTGAAAGGTCAATGGTGGAGGTTCCGGCATTAAAAGTAAGGTTTGTTGCAGTTCCAAACGCAACACCAAATTGAATAATTGAAACCGTACTCGACCCGAGCGTAATAGTCCTGACGTTGCTGTTGTTGGACGACAAAGCCCCAGCAGTTACCGCATACCCCGCCGTAGCAAACGTACCGTTTGTCACCGTCAAAGACTGCGACCCAATGTTTAACGCATCAGCAAGCTGTACTGTGCCGCCGTAGGTGTCGATGGTGATGCCGCATGAAAAGGTTCTTCCTGCGCTGGTGATGGTTTGGGTAGTGCCGCCAGAGAAGGTGAGCGTTACGGCGTTTGTTAGCGTAGTTCCCGATCCGTTTGCCCAGTTTCCGTAAACTGTAGCAGTCGACAAAGCAAGCGTCATGGCGCTTGTGCGACCAGACATATCAATGCTACCAATCACAGCACCAAGAGAAATGTTTCCGGTTACTGACCCTGCGTTTGTAAACGTAGCGGTGTCTTGTGGGAGTGGAAAGTTATCTGTGGACGGCGTGCCTGTTGGTGTGGTTGCCCAAGCATTGGCGGTCCAACTCTGAACGCCCGCCAAGTTCCAATACACCGTCTTAGGCGTACTGAACGTGATGCCCCTGCACTCACCGCGATTGCCGATGCGTGTTCCGCTGATAGGGGCTGCTGTGCCGCGGACGTACAGGCCACGGAAGTCTGCGTCTGTCAGGCTTGGGGCAGAGTTGACCACGAGGTCAGTCGAGATGCCGTAAGTGGCTGATGCAAAGAATACGCGCCTGTTACCTGCTGTGCCTGTGGTGGACAGTGTGCCGTTGATGGTTTGACGGGAGTCAAAGGTGACTGTAACTAGGCCAGCGGATGCAGGCCCGGTAACGGACAGGTTGTTGAATGTGTTTGTGCCGCTGATAGACCGAGTACCTGCTGCCGTAGATGTAAATGCAACATTATAAAAATTTAATGTTATTGCAGGAGAGGTGCTGTTGTTTGCAATGTTGCCAGCTGCGGTTATGTTTATTTGAGATGTTCCAGCATCAAATGTTAGTGTGTTGGAGCCTGCGGATAAAAATACAGCAGAACCAGAGCCAGTAAGTGTAACTGTCGAATTATTTAATTTAATTGCTCTTGTGTTTGCAGCAAAAGATAGGTTTATGTTAAAAACAGTTAAAGCATATCCTCCAGTATCAAATGTACCGCCGCCTATTTGAAAAGCGGTTGAACTTGTTGATGTTAAAGAACTACCAAGAGTCCAATACCCACCAATACCATTAAAAATAATATATCCTGCAAATGATACGCCATTTGTTGTAACGGTTTTTCCGGTAGTTGTAGCGTTAAATGTAATAAATCCAGTTGCAGGCCAAAGAGTACCCGTAATAAGCGACATTGATCCGCTAATAGTTGGTGTGCCCGTGCCACTAAATGTAACTGTACCCGCTGACACCGTAAAGTCAAGACAGGTCAATCCGCCCGTCATGGTGACAGTGTACGTCCCTGCTTGGTCAAAAAATACTGAGTCAGCCGCTGTAGGGACAGACGCACCGCCACCCCCGCCAGAGGTAGCAGACCAGTTTGTAGTGCTGCTTGTATTCCAAGTGCCAGTTCCGCCAACCCAGAAGCGATCCATGTTTACTCCTCAGTTGGAGGAGTTTCTTCTACCGGAGGAGCAGTTACGATGGCGATCCAGTTGTCCACGCGCTGCTGTTTCATAGCATCAATCTGCTCGTCAGTCATGCCGTGGTCGTCAGGCAGGTGCAAGGCGTCCCGAAATACGCCATGAGGTGTGTCAAATTCAAAGTCAATCTTAATCATTGCACATCCCTAAAAGTTTTGCCGTGGATGATGTTGAGCACTGTTTTCTTGCTTACGCCAAGTTTAACTGCAAGCTGACTTGAAGTCAGCACAGGATAGTTCTCTTTGACATACCGCGCATCATCTTCGGTGAGCTTGGAGTTTGGACGGTCTGCAATCGGCTTGGTAACAGCCTCCTCTGGCGACATTCCAGTTCGGAGACGGTAGATGATGTTGCTTGGATTGCACCCCAGCTCTTTTGCCCACTGAGCCATAGTCTGGGTCTTGCCGCTTGCAGTTATCCAGTGGTTGTTGCGCTTGTTGTTTGCCTGCTCATCTCGCGTTGCCCAGCGGCAGTTATCAGGAGAGTACGGGCCGTTGTTGTCTATACGATCAAGAGTTGCCCCTTGCGGGCGCTGCCCCATATCTTTTAGAAAAGCAGCAAAGCCTTCTTTGGAATGCCACTTTTCGTCAACAAAAATTCCTCGGCCTCCGTAGTCGCCATAGCACTTTACATTGCTGTTATAGCAGCGGTTGTGCATTGCTCTCCACAAGCGATAAATACGTAAATCCATAATGCCTCCAGTTGGTTGAAGGCATACTCTACCACATTATCCTGCAAGAGAGAAACTATAGCTGACATTGAGTGTGTCGCCCGACACCACGTTGCGGTCGCCGGGAGACTGAAAATCAGCAGCCGAGAACAACACACCTGTCGAGCCACCAGCAGTGTTGTTGCTGGTCAGGAATGCGCCGCCAACAGTTTGAGTGGAGGTGATTGAGAACGAAGCTGGAGAAGCGCTGTTGGTCACGACCGAGGGGTTGGCGTTGGTGGCTGCAGCAAACGTGGCTGTTGGGCGGTTACCGGAGTAAGGAGTCACCTCAGTCCAGCCAGCGTGCGAAGCCATTGTGTCGCCAGCAGCAGGGGTGTTGGAAGCGCCAGCGCCGTACAGACCAATGTACCAAGTGGTGATCTGGGCTGTGGTTGTCAGGGCCGTGCCAGCCATGTACTGCAGGCCCACGTTGACTACAAGGTTGCTCTCTTCAGCGGACCACTTGAGGTTGCCGTCTTTGTCAAAACACTCCAGCAGGAATCGACCTGTGGCCTTGGCAGTTTCGGTGTGCTTAGTGCCTGCGATCAGACCGCCACAGACGGCATCAGAGGCTTTTGCAATTTCGTTGGACATGATGGTTTCCTTATGAAATACGGATGAGCGCCGAAGTCGCCGTGTTTGCGGGCATCTGCACAGTGAAAGAAGTGGTTGCCGTTTTGTCAGCACCAAAATCCAATACCGCCACAGCAAGATTGCCAAGGCTTGTATTGTAGATGAGCGCTCCACGCGCTGTAAAGTTGGCTGGATTCCACGTCGTGTCGGCAAAATCCAAATAGGCTGTTGTGCCGGACTTTTGCACCGTCACGCCGGTCAGAATGTTTCCACCCGCTGCGTAGCCTGTGCCAACAACCTCGTTGGCTGTGCTGTACACCAGAGTGTCAGCATTGAGGTCCGCTTCGGCTGTGTACAGCGCCATTTTGAGCGTGCCAGTAGCCAAATGCTGAAGCGCAATGAACTTCGCTTGCGTAGTGAGAGTTTGTTGAAATGACATCAGTTAACCTGTGTGCGGACTTGGCCGTTACGATACGCATCGCCGCGCTGCTTGCCGTCTGCCAAGTTCTTGTACAGAGCAATTGCTTGAACGTACCGATCTTGGTACAGCTTAACCATGTCTGGCTCGCCCTTCATGTAGGTCAGCGCCTCGCACATGGTTCCGTACAGCAACACAGAATCAAAGTTGTCGCCCAACCAAGTGCGGCCATCAGGGGCATCCACAATTGATTCTGGGTATGCGTAGTAGTGCAACTCGGCGTTGTACATAATGTCAGGCGTTGGGCCGACAATAAAAGTCAACTCATCCTGATTGGTCGATACCGGACCAAAGATGGCGTAATGCTTGGGCTTGCCAGTGGTGGCGGGGTTGGGGTATGCCTGACGGATGAAGTTCACATCCTTGTCCAGCAAATACTCATACGCGCCACCAGCAACTGGATAAATAGCCAAACTGTAGACGGAGAAAAAATCCGCAGGACAGTTCAGGTACTTGTTGCCAGCAGACAACGATCCGGTCACGTTCTTGCGCTGGTTCGCTGGCTGAGCAACGTTAAAGATGCGCTGCTCGGCTTGGCGGATGAACGTGTCAATATCCACCTTTGCGAAAACGTTTTCGCAATAGTTTTGTACGGCAGTCACGAGGCTGTTGTAGTCGATTTAAGCCACCATTTCCAAGCTGTACTTTCTCAACAGCTTGCCTTTCTGCTTCACGGCATTGGATACGCTAGTATGCAAAACTCCCAAATATTCAGCCGCATACTTGCCGCATAAAAATGTTGTTTGAAGTTCTGGACAGTATAAAGGCTTCCATTTTGCGCGAGCTGATTTTTCAATCGCTTCGCGGGTAAATTTTCTTCCCGTTGACGCCGCTGATCGGCGGGCGCGGGCATCCGGCTTGGACAAAGCCTTCTTCAAGCTTTCAATTCTTTTTTTCCGAACGCTCGGGTCTTCCCAAGATTTTCGCAACGCCCCCGACCTATCGGACTGAGGACGTTCTTTTTTAACATGTCCAACCCATCTTTTTTCAATGCCTTTATAGGCCCGAAGCGCCCTGCCGCGTGCAACAGCCTCTGGAGTTTGAGCCGCCAACTTAATTGACTCAACGGTTTTGGCCCTCCACTCTGGATTTGACCAGCGCAGTTTGGCGGCTTCAGATCGTTTGCGTTTTGTTTCTTCAGATACAACAACCGGACGCAAACCCCTGCCTCCGCGAGATGCGTTGTAAGCCGGTTGGATGTCGGCAATCAAAGAAATTTCAGCGGCATTTAGGGCGTCTGAGTCAAAAGCAACAAACACCTCTCTTACGTAAAACGCATCTTTCCCAAACTCAAGAAGAGCTGCCTGAAATTTTGCTTTGCGGGATGTGCTGCATGTTGCGGTCCTCCAATGGGAATCCCATCTTTTTTGCACAGACTTGCGCGTCTGCCCAACATACTGATCTCCAGTATGCTTGTTGGTGGCAATGTAGACGGAACCGTGTCGCATGTCTTATGCCATCGGGCCTCGAGCCATTGTGCCTTTTGTAGCGCAACCAGTACCACGGATTTTAATGCCGCTGGTCTTGGTTACCATGCCGTCGAGCCTGTTGCTGATGCCGCCAACGCTCATATTGACCGTGTCAGCATTACTGCGGTTTGGCTCCTTGCCGGGGCTGCTGGATGCTTTGACAGCCTTGCCCTTCATGGTGTGGGGTCCGGCGTAGACGCTGGCTTGACCAACTTCTTTGCCCATCATTTTTTGACTGAATTTAGCCATGTTGTTTCCTTTACGATACCGAGACTGTACCAACAAACGCGGTTGCCACCAAGTAATTTGGCGTCAGTGCCACATCAAAAAAGCTGGCCCCGCCTACGGGAGCCCAGCCCCACTGAATATCCCTTGAGCCGCCAGACAAGTTGCCATCGTCGTTCAAACCAGACGTCACGTAGGTTGTATCTCTGCGTGGGTTCCTGAGCGCCTGCGGGTCATCTATTGGAAACGTGCCAAGCATCAACTGCGGCTGATCCGGGTCCCAACACTCAGGGCACACCAACAACTCATACTTGCGCTGCTTGATGATTTCTGTGCGGAGCTGCTTGAGTTTGAATTGCTGACCACAGCGGTCGCACATGGCAATCGCTCTGTGACCCGCTGCAAACCGGTTTGACATTATGCAACCTCCATTCGGTTGCCTTTGCGGGAGTTTTCCGAGCCGGGTATAACTTGCAAGTTTGTCGGCACATGAAGTCCTGAAACTGTTTTGCCCCTTAGGGGAAACTTGTGATCTACGTGCCAAGGAAAACCAAACAGCCGCGTTCTAAGTTGTGCCAGCTCGTACGCCTGCTCAATCATCCAGCAATCATCCTCTGTCAGCCAAACGGGCGTTCTTTGAATCTTAGCCAACTGCCTTTGTCTGGTCCACGCCAGCACCCGGCCTGCGTTTTTACGAGCCCATGCGGATTTCTCGGCATTTCGCGCCTCGCGGTGTTTGGCCATTGTGGCTTTTCGAGTGGCCACTATTTTTTCTGGATTTTTTTTGGCGTACAACTTTTGCGCAATATTTTTTTTCTCCAAAAGAGCATCGCGGTTTTCAATGCGATATTTGGCAATCTTAATTCGCGAACACTCAACGCACGACCGATTGCTTACAAGCCTCTCAGAGATGTGACCATGACCGCAGGGCTCCCCAGTGAAGTATCTGGTAAAACCCGCTTCTTTGGCTTCTTTTAAAGAAACTAAAATCATGAGCCACCCCCAATTCGCATTGCACGGGGGACGAGTCTTACAGCAGCTTTTTCTCTATCTTCACTTGAAGCCAGTTCCCACGCCGAATCGTACTGTTCTTTCAGAATCGGCAGTCGCTCCATTGCGCCGGGAATCTTCAATGCAAGGTGGTAAGCCAGTCCAGCCGTCATGGCTTCGTAGAAACGAAATGGCATGTCCATTGTGTTTACGCCTGTGCCAGCGTCTTGCATGCGGCGCAAACGCCAGTACACGAACACATAGGGCTGCGAGTTGTCGGGTACAGGCCACACGGTGATGCGTGGAGCAGTGGTCAGGCGCTCGATCCAAACCTGAATTGGACGAGCTTGCTGCAGCTTGTTGGGGATCGTGGCATAGGTCGAGACGCTGATCCGGGTGATGGTCAAGTCTGCCTGCGTTGATTGGCTCCCAGCGCCCGTGCGGATCACATGCTCCAGAAGGTCCACGGTGTCAGCGGGAAGGTTGTATGTCGCTTGGCCGGGGATCAGGTTAATCGACCCCTGCTCATACGTGAACATGTTCAGACCACGGTTTGCCCACTGGGCGAACATCAGGTTCAAAGATCGGCCCGCCGTGCGCAGGTCGTAGCCTGTTCGGAGTTCGGACCCGCATCTCTCGTAGCATTCTTCAACAAGCTCTGTTAAGTCCATGTTGAACGCTGTGGTGCCTGATGTGGTCATGATTTACTTCTTCGCAGTCTTGGCCGATTGGATGAATGCCTGCGCAGTCGGAGCACCCGCGCTGCCAACCTTACGCATTTTCTCACCAGAACCAGCAGCAATACGCTTGCGCTTGGCATTGATGTTTGCGTACAACCCCACCTTTCCGCCCTCGGCGTACTCGGTGAAGTCGGTGTCATCCCGGCGAGCTTTACGCACACCTTTGGGCATTTTTGAGGGGGCGATATCCCCCATACCGCGACTGGCCCTCATATCAGCAAGCCTTGCCGCCGTAGGCCATCTTGACCGTCGTGCCTTTGGTGTGACCCTTGGTCACGCAACCGTCGGCGCGAGTGACACTACCACCCTTGGCCTTTCGGACCGTTGGCGCTGATGCTGGGGGCGTCTTGCTGGCTGCGTTGTACGCCTTTTCGGCGGCCTCGGCAGCCTTCTTGTCCGCCATCATCTGGCGGGCTTCTTTTTCTGCTGGACTCATATCAACTCCTTAGCAGGCTTTGCCGCCGCGTGCCATTTTGACCATTGTGCCCTTGGTCTTACCCTTGGATGCAATGCCGTCACGGCTTGGGGCGGCAGTCTTGACTGCGCCCATCTTTGTGGTGCCAACAGAGCCGCCAGCCTTCAAGCCCTTGTGCGCCTTGGAGGCTGGCATTGCCGCATGTTTGCCGACTGCCTTGTTGATCATCGCCTTGTCCATTTTCACGTCTGAATGTTTCATATCGCCACCTTTTGAAAATTTGCGGCCCTTGTCCGCGTTGGAGAACTCTTTGCCCACGGACTGTGGGACGCCTACTTTCTTGGCAAATGCGGGGTTGTTTGCCACCGCCGCCATGAAATTGTGCTGCTTCTTGCTAGTTGAGGGCACTACGCTGCTCCTTCATAAACTCATCAAGCTTCGCATCAAGACGGTCAAGACGCTGAATGACCCGGTTCATGTCGTTGTGCATGTCCATCTTGGCCACAAACTTCTCGGCGTTTTCTTCGCGAGTCTTGCTCAACAAGATGCTCAGGCGCTTGACCTCATCATGTGAGACCTTCACCCAAAATAGCAATGCAGCCGAAGCAAACGACAGGATGGTATTCCAGACTGGCAATTCCATGATTTAGCACTTCCATCTTGCAAGAGCAGCCGCCTTACGGGTCGGCTTGCCTTTTTCGTCTTTCATTGGACCGGGCATACCTGACATGCGAGCGCAGAACGAGTCCTTGCGCTTACCGCCTTGGGGTTGGGGGGCTTTGAGGTTGCTGCCGGTCGCTTTGTTGTACACGGCGCGGCCCTTAGCTGTCAACCCAGCTCCCTTGGAGACGGGCAACTTCTCGCCACGACCGACTGCAAGTGATGGGGTCTTCTTAGCCATTGACGACTTTCAGTTTGGGTGTGCAGTGCTGCTCGATCAGCGGCATCAACACGGACTCTTTGAAGCTGCGGTGGTACTCTTGAGAACCAACGTGCGGCAAGGTGATCTCTGGGTCAACAAAGACCGTGAAACCATCTGCGCGTGCGCGTTTGCAGAAGGTGTAGTCCTCGCCAACGTACTGCCCATTGTGCAACTCAAAGTCAAACAAGGCGCTCTCGTTGCGATTGTAGAAGTCGTTGAAGTACGTCCACTCGGGGTGCGAGGCGACCATCTTCTCCAGCACATGGCGCTGAATCATCATGAAGCCTGTAGCCACGTTCTCGACCCGCAGCATGCCGTGCTGGTCAAACTCAAGCGTGTTGGCTTCGTCAATATAGATGTCCAAGAAGAACTTGCGATCTTCTGCGCGGCGGGTGTACATCCCGGCTGTGATGTCCTTGCCGGTGCTCAGCGCCAACAGGCGAAGCACAGACTCTGCGTCCACCACGATGTCGGCATCGACGAACAAAAAGTCCGTGCAGTCCGACTCTAGAAAGTTTGCGACCAGAACGTTTCTGGCCTTGGTGATCAGAGAGCAGCCCGACAGATGCGACAGTTGCACTTGAACACCAAACTGCGAAGCTTTGACCACTAAATCGGCCAAGGCAAACGAAGTCTTGATGTTCAACTTGCCGTCGTAGGCAGGGATCGCAATCATCAATTTGCGACCTGCAACATCCATTGGGCGTGTCTCTTCAGCCATAAAACACCGTCACTGATGCAATGTTGGTGATTGTGGCATAGACGTCTGTTGTAAACAAAACGCCTTGCTGCGGAATTGCCACATAAAACGAGTTGGGGTTTGAGTTAGACGGAATGTCAATCTCAATCAACACTGGTCCAGAAGCTCCGCCGTTTCTCAAAAGCAAAGTGCCAGTTTGACTGGCTACTGCGCAAATTGAAAAACCTTTAACCCGTGTTCGACCGGCATAAACTGTGCCGGTTGAGTTCCGGTGCGTTGACGATACATCGCCTTGCATTGCCATAATCAATCTCCTGTAAAACAGGGGCCGGAGCCCCTGAGTTGATTAAGCGTCAGCAAAAGGCGTGACAACAGAGCCAGAGGCCAACAGCACGCCAGTGACCATGTACTTGTTGGCAGCCAACACGGTAACAGTGATGGTTGAGCCAGCAATGCCGCCAGTGGTCGAGCCGTCCAAGTTGATAACATCATTGGTTGCGCTAGGGGCAAAAGCCGTCACTGCGCCGGAGCTATCGGTGTCAACCATGATCATGGAGCCAACAAATTTGTCGGTGCCGTCAGTTTTCAAGGCCCACGCAGTAGCAGCAGTCTCAATCACGAACGTGTAGCTGGTGCCCACGTTGTTCGCTGTGTTGGGGTCTTGGCCGGGGCCAGAAGTCACAGAGTTGGCTGATGTGTTGATGGTGGGCAGCGTGATAACCAATGTAGCGTCATTGGTACGGATAGTCTTGCCAGCGTAAGAGGCGACATCCAGAGTCACTGTGTTGGTGCCGTTAGCCAAGTTCACCACGGAAGCGGGGCCTTGGGTATAGAAGCCAGCCAAAGAACGGACTGGGCCTTGGAAAGTAGTCTGAGCCATGATAATTTCCTCATGCGGTTAAGGCGTATCTGTCTGCATGACGTCGGCCCGGAGCCGTCAGATACGCCGGATAGTCCGGGTTTAAACAAAATATACAGCAAAAGAAAAGGCCCCACAAGGGGCCTTTTCAAATAATCCCGAAGGATTAAGCGCCGGGAGAACCGAACACGCCCAGTGGGTCAGAGACGCCGAAGCTGTAACGCTCACGGGCCTTGTAACGCACGTTGCCGGTGTCGAAGTCGCCGTCCATAGAGTTCGCCAAAGGCGAGCGGACGAAGTGCTTCAGACCGTTAGGCACATCAGTCAACAGGAACCAAGCGTTGGTGTCAGTCAAGAAGTTGTTGACTGTGTAACCACCGGGGATGGAACCGTTGTTCTTGATGGCGTTGATGTCGTTGTCGGCAGTGCCAACGCGGAGCTCAGTTTCCAACAAGCGAGTTGCAACGAATTGCAGCGATGGAGGAACCACCAGCTTCTTTGGCTTAGCTGCGATCAACAGGCCACGTTCGTCTGTCCAAGCTGCGATTTGAATGACGGCGTTTTCCAACGAAGTCTCGTTCAAGTCGGCTGCTGTGGCAGGACGGTTGCTGTTGACGCCACCAGAGATCAGTGGGTGTGCAGTCGAGAACAAGGTCACGCCGTCACCATAGGTGGGGCCGGTGAAACCGGTGTTCAGGATTGCAGCAGCTTTAACCTGCTTGGTGTAAGCCATACCACGGGCCAGAGCTTTGGTGTATCGGCTGGACAAGCTGTCATACAGGTTGTCTTCGATAGCTTCTTCAGTGATGGAGAAGCCCAAAGCGATGGTCTCGTGGGTGTAGCGAGCGGTGAAAGCTTCCTGAGCATTGTCATAAGCGATGGCTGCGCCTTCGTTTTTGACAGGAGCTGCGGAGAAGCCGGACAACTTAACTTCTTCTTCAAAGCTACGCTCAGAAGTTTCGGTCTCGTAGATTTCCTTGTGCTGCTCGCCGTATTTAGCGTACTCCAAACCGAACAAAGCGTTCAAGCCGGGGAGGAGTTCTTTCAGCAGTTGTGCGCGTGAAATAGCCATGATTTACTCCTTAGACACCAGTGGTGTTGTTGTATTGGTGAGTGTTGATTTTCACCAACAGTTCACGGAATGCGTCAGCACCAGTAGCGGTTTCAGGAACCACGTCGATTACGCGCACAGGGATGGTGGCAGTTGTGCCAGCGCCAGTCAAAGTGACGGCAAAGGCAGAGTTACCAGTGGTGGTGCTGCCGGCGTTCAGAACCAATGGGAGGTTCGAGCCAACGACAGTGCGACCAGCGGTGCCCATAGTTGTACCAGAGGTCACAACAGCAACCTTGAACAAAGCCATTGGGTCATCAACAACGTAAGCCAAAGCAAGGTTGCTTGCAGTAGATGCCAAAGCGGGGATGAACTGACCTTGAACGGTTTGGCCGCTCGAGTTTACGTACTGTCCGCCGAGACACACGCCAACAATGTTGCCGGAGTCGGTTGTGGTGGATTTAACAAGAAAACCGTCGCTGTTGATGACCACGGTATCGCCATCAAAAATGGCGGTGCCGAAGCCAGCAGCTACGGGAATCTGACGGATTGCACCAGCATAAGCCATGCCGTCAATACGATTGACAGGCTGAAGGCCGTATGGTGCTGTAACAGCGGGATAAGTCATTTTGAGACTCCAAAAAAGTTAAGTGCCTTTGCCGAAAGTAACCTTCGTGCTCCGCTCTTTAAAAAGCGGCATACGAGGATCATTTTCACGCATGTAGGTGTTGTCCACTGATTGCATTTGCGCTTCTGCCTGTTGGGCGTAATACGCATTCCGCTGCTCAGTAAACTCCACAGGTGTTTTGCAAAGCAACAAGCCACCAACCTCGATGCTGTCCTCGTAATGGTTTTTGCCACCACTGAACAAGCGAATCTCTGGGTGATCTGATGCCTTAACGGGTTCCCAGCCCTCTCGCCATTTGCCGGAAATGTTCATGGCATCATCCTTGCCAAGCGTGGCAATCCGAATCCAGCGGTAAGCGTAACCCGGCTCCGGTGTCGGATCAGGCAAAAGCTGGGGTGGCATCCATTTTTTTGGACGCTCGGTAGAGTCACGCATTTGCAGAGCACGAGGCTCGCGGTTGTCAAGTTCTGTTTTAGCCATTTTCATTTCCTCATTTCTGCCGCAACTGCACGGGCGTACTGCTCATTTGTCAGTCCCAACCGCTTAGCGAGTTCCACCTGCGTCTTTGTCAGCACGATTTTTTTAGGCGCTGTGCTGCGTGTCGCTGGTGCAACAACATTCGATTTCTTCGGAGAAGGAGTCGCATCCTCCGAAACTTCGACCTCACCGGACTCGAATGCATCCGGAAAGACCTGTCTCATACGAGCGTCGATGCGCTCGTAGTATTCCTTCGATGACGGCGTGATTCCAGATTTAGCCAGCTTGTTGTGGAATCCCAATGCAAAGCTGGTCATTTCGTCGTCAGTGCCGAACCATGTATTTTTCTCTGTCCATTCCTGAGTTTTCGCATCAAGTTTGGGCAGAACTGGTTCAGCGGTAGGTATTTGTACCTGTTTTTCGTCGTTTTGTACAGGTGTTGGCCGAAAATTATTAACGCGCTCGGCTTTCATCTTCACCGCTGTCATCTCTTCTTGAGCAGCGGTTAGAGCTTCGGCGTCTCCACTTTCGTAGGCTTCCTTAAAGCGGCGCTTGGCCTGCTCCATCTCGTTAGCCACAACCTTCTTGGCTTGTTCAAGAAGAGCGCTTTGGCCTTGGTGCAGGGAGCCTTTAAGTTTTTTGTTCTCTTCGACAACCTGCTGGGCCAGTCGCACAGCTTCCTCTCGCTCGCGCAAGGCCGCTTCTTTGGCTCTGCGTTCTTCGTGGTAGCCCTTGGTGAAGTGCTGAATGCGCTTGCGCACACCCTCGTCGTACTTTGCAAGCTCTTCGTCGCTTACGTCCCTTGGAGGGTCTTCCATCGGCGTGCGGCCACGGTCTTGCTCCGGAGTATCGTCAACAATCTCAACTTCTGGCTCGGCCTCTACGACCTTTGAATCAGCGCGAGATTGTTTTTCCTCCACCTCGTCGGGGAAGGTGAATTCGGTTTTATCGAGTTCTGCCATGATTGCTCCTTAAACGCGCTGAATGCCGCGTGGGTCTTCAACCACAGCTTCGACAGAATCATCGTTAATAATCCGCCACTCGGTGCCGTGAATTTTCATTCGCGTTCCGGTGTTGGGCCTTACGATTACAAAGTCGCCCACCTTGCAGCTTGGGCCGCTTGGGAAGCGTTTTTCATCCTTGAATGCATCTGGCCCCATCTTCGCCACGAACAGCACGGGTGATAGCAGCTCTTCAAACTGCATCGTCTGGCTGGCTTTGAGCAAGCCGCCCTCGTACTCTTCCTTGGCTTCTGGGAGCATGCACAGAAGATGGTAGGTTTTTGGGTCTGGAATCTGCGAGGCCTTATCTTCAACAGTTTTGTTGAGTAGGCCAGACAGGTCCACCGCCTGAACATCAAAGTTAGTCGTCATTGTCGTCTTTCAGTTTACGCACGAGGTCACCAATTTCACGCTGTGCGGTCTGGAGACCTCGGATGACTCCGCACAACTCTTTGTAAGCGGCATAGTCTTTCGACTGTCCGCCCACCAAAGCCTCTGAATGACTTTTGACATGCTCCTCAATTTTTTTGTTGAGAAGCTCCAATGTTTGGGTGTCCATTTATCCTCTTAGTTCTCCGACGATTTAGCAGTCGGTTTTGGTTGTTGAAAAGCACGCTCGGCGTGGTTCAGTTTTTGCGCGTGAACCTGACCGCCGTGCGCCATTTTTTGTTGGACTTGTGCTTGCTGTAATGCAGCTTGCTGTTGTCCTTGAGCCATCTGTTGTTGGGCTTGAGCTTGAGCTTGCTGCAAGGCCTGTTGCTTTGCCGCCATTTCCATGGCGTGAGATTCTTGCATCTGGGAAATTTCCATCTGCATTCTTTGCGCTGCCATCATGGGGTCTTGCCCAGATTTTTGAGCAGAGTCTTGAGCCTTGAGTCCCAACTCTTCTGCGCGAATTTGCAGATCGCCTTGGGCTTTCATCTTCTTGATCTCAACCTCTTGCTGCTTGATCTGCAACTCAGCTTGTTGCATCTGCACCATTGGGTCTTGCGCCATCTGCTGAGCTTGTTGTTGCGCGGCCTGACCCTTGCTCTGTGCCAGCACTTGCTGTGATGCTTGAGCCACCAAACGTGACAACTGCACTTCAACATCTTCTGGCAAATCTTCGTCTGGCTTGGGCATTGGTACGCCCAACTGCTCTTCAACTTTCTTGCGGTAAGCAAAGGCCAAGTGCTCTGCAACGTGAGCCTGAATTTCGGCCATCATCTTCTGAGCTTGTGGGTTCTGACCAATCTGCGCGGCCATCAAAGGGTCTTGCATCAAAGCCATGTGAACAGCAATGTGTGCATCGTGGTCTTGATAGATAAACGCCTTTGTGGGCTTTCCATTCAAGAACGCCATGTTCTCGCTGACTGGGTCACGCGGCTTCATGTCGTCTTCAATCGGGACAAGTTTGTCTGCATTCTTGATTCCCAGAACTTCAATCATTTGACGGTGCAACTGCGGCAGGTCATAGATTTGAGGAGCCTGCGAGGCCAACTGAATCACAGCTTGGTACTGCATGATCCGTTGAGCCATCGTGGAGCTGTTAGGGTCCGACACTGGAATGACTTCCACCATGTCGTAGTCTTCCCGCTTAGCCATGCGGTCGCCGCCCTGTGGCTCGTACTCGTATTCGCTTGGGGTGTTGTCGCGGATGATGTCCTTGAGCAGTTTAAATTCCTGCTTCATAGAGTAGTGGACACGAGCTTGGACCGCGCTCATGGTCTTGAGTTGACGCTCAAGCAAAGCCAGTGTGGTTCCCACTGGAGAATTGGCGCTCATGTCGCTGATGTTCATGTCAGCGATGGAGCCAAGGCGACGGCCTTCTTCTGTGATCTTGTCCAAAAGACCAGCAAGAACCATAGATGGCTCTTTGTATGGCAGCGGCATGATGTTGTCGTGCACTGTGCCGCCGGGAACATCCACATCGCGCCACTCGCCCGGAGCAATTGGAGTGTCATCTCCCTTGATCCGCAGGCCACGCGACTTCAAACCGCCGGGCAAGTTGGACAAAGTGCCAGCATCAACCAACTGGCGAATCAAAGATGTGCCGGCGCGGGCGTAACCACCAATCAGGTGGATGTAGCCAAAGCCATAAGCACCAAAGCCCGGGACGTAGTCGTACTGAACGAAGTGCTGGCGCTTGAGCTTCTTGGGATCGCTCTCGTTCCAGTTACGGTACACCGACAGAACCTTGTTGGTCCCTTTGTCGATGGTCACGATGTAAGGAAGAGCAATGCCATCCTCGTCTTCGTAGCCGGGCATGTCGTAGTCCACTTGAATCTCAAGGAACTGGTAGCGCTCGTCATCGGTAACGGAGTAGCCCTGCTCTTCGGCCTTCTTTTTCTCCACGTCGTTGTGGATCATGACCGGCTCGCCCAGCTCGACATCACGATAGAAACCAGCGACCTGCAGCTTCTTCACATCGTTCTTTGTTTTGCGCATCACATGGGTAACACGCTCAGCAGAACGGGCGCCAGAAGAGCCATAAGGGATGACGATGTCTTCGGCAGGACAGAAGATCGAAATTTGGCGTCCCAAACCGGGATCAAAATACACTTTCTTGAAGGCGGAACCCGCCAAACCCAAGTTAAACAGCATGCGCTCGTGCTCTGGGCGGTACTCAGGCATACCATCGACCAACTGGAAGTTCATATCAGTACGAACTCGCTCGGCTGCGTCCTCTTTGAGCTTGTCAATGGCTCCAATGATCTGCGTTTTGACAGGACCTTGAGCTGGAAAAGTCTCAATGATGGTCTCGGACTGGAATCGAACAGCGGCTTCGGTCAACAGTGTTGAAAAAACACCACAAGCACCGGTCCAAGGCTCGGTTCGCTCCTCGTATTTCATGCCAAGAACCTCAAGACCCTTGACGTACATCTCCACCCAGTCTTTTCTAGAGGCAATATCCGACTCAACCTCGCCAACCAAGTCGGAGCCAAGCTTCTCAAGCTCACCCTCGTCCATAAATTCAGCCAAGTTGGCGTCAAAAGCCGGTCCATCGTCCTCTGGCATCAGGTCAATAGCCACGCCGTCGATGCCAATAATGACGTCGTCCGGGTTTTCAATGATGATCTCCACCGCAGGCGTGTCATCTTCCACGATGTCAGAAAAATCCAAGCCATTTGGAGCTTGTGCGAGGGACGAAACCATGCTGCTCGTTGCCATATTTGATCCTAATAGAATGCGGCCTTGCGCCGGAAGGACAAAGGTTCGTCCTGCTCGTCGGATTCTAGTCTTAAGAACCCGCCTTGTCGAAATCTGGTGATAGCCATAACAGCCGTGTCAGCCAAGTCGTCGTGGGCCGCGTTAGGAAATGCAGCCATCTGGTCGATCACCTCTCTGGCCCAACGAGTATCCGGCGCCCACACCTTGCCAGCTTGAAAAATAGCAGAAACCGTGTTCATCCGGGCAATCTTGTCGTTCGACTGCTGACGTGTCCCCCGGCTTGGGGTGTACCCCCTGATAAAAATATCAGCCTGCTGGTTCAATTCCTGAATCAACGACGCGCCTGCGGCCTTGGCTTCAATGATGCAGTCGTCCGGCTCCCACTCTAAATAGTGCGCCCGAGCTTTTTCCTTAAGCTCAGGAAACTCCATCCGCTTTTGGAAAGCATCCAGCAAGATAATGTTCGCATTGTTCGCGTCCTCATCCAAATAGAACACACCCCAAGTGGTACAGGCAGAAAAGTCGGACCGCTCGTTTTTTGTAAACGCCGTATCCCATGCTTGGATGATGAACTCGCACCTCGGCGGGTCATCTCTCTCCCAAATCTTCCACCAGTCCCGCTTAACAATAGCGCCCTCTTCGCCCGTGGGCGCTTGCTGGTACTGAGCATTCCACTTCGCTGGAGGCAGTTCTTCCTTCAAAGCCTCAAGCAGTTCCAGTGACCAGAACTCAGGCCATAAGGGATTACCCGAAGGCAGGATCGCCGGAAACTCAATCACGCGCCACTCGTCCCCCTTACCTCTCTCCCCGGCATCTTTCAAAACACGGCCAATGAGATCATTCTCGCTCCAGCGCGTGGCAATGATAATGATCGCCCCGTTCGGCTGAAGACGCTGACGCGGACCTGACGTGTACCACTCGTACGCCTTGTCATATATAGAGGGGTCGTGCGCCGCTAGGGTAGCTTCCCCTTCAGTATGAGGGTCGTCAATGATCACCAGATCGGCTCCCCGGCCAGTCATGGTGCCGCCAACACCAATAGCGAAGTACTCTCCAACGTCATTGACAGCCCAGCGGCCAGCAGATTTGGAATCCTGCCGAATATTCGTACTCGGAAACACCTCGTGGTACTGCTCGCTCATCACCAAGTTACGAACCTTCCGTCCAAATCCAACGGCCAGTTCGCCAGTGTTCGACGCCTGCATCACCTTCTTATCAGGAAACTTACCCAAGAACCAAGCAGGTAGCATGTACGAGCCAAACTCAGACTTCGTGTGACGCGGCGGCATCGAGATCGCCAACCTCTTCAATTTCCCCGAGGCGATGTCCTCAAACGCTTTAGCCACGACCGCATGATGTCTTCCGTGAATAAACCCCGGCCACATCTTTTTGACAAAAGCCATGAAGGACGCCTGACACTTCTCCCGCTCCACCGCAGCCTTGTACTCAGCCACCTGCTCCAAAAGCTTCTCCTGCTCATGCACGGGCAACTGCGCAACCAACGCCTCAAGGTTATTCATTCAAGTTCCTTCAAGTGCTTGAAATTGATATACGCCGGGCGAATCGTCCTCCCCACCCCGTCAATCTTCTTAATCACCCCAAGCTCAGCCAACCTGTCCACAATCCTCTTCGTCGAGCCCATCCCCATCTTGCCACGGACATACGCAATATCCCTCAACGTCGGCGAGAACCCATACCTCTCCCACCACGCATCAATCACCATAAAAACTTCCTTCTGCGCCGGACTCATACCCGCCTCCATACACTCATCCCTCGTAGGATCGCTACGCCGAATCTTCATGTCCCTGTGGATAACTTTTTTTCGGCAATCAAAGCGTTTTGGTTGCCGCGTTGTTTTCTTATTCATCTGACATTTTCAACTAGAACTAATTGCATCATTCAGTTTTTTAGAGGGATTGCCTATTTTTTAAGCAATATACCCCCCGGGGTCATGTTTCAGGCAATGACGGGGGGGTCTCCTCGGTGGAGGGGGGTGGGGTCTCGTCGGGGGAAATTTCGGAATCGAGGGGGTCTGCTGTTTGTTCTTGTGGAATAGTATGCGTCTTAGCGTGGGACTCCTTTTCCTCGTTCGGGGTGGTCGGGGGCGGGTGGGTCACGTCTCCAGCCAATTCGCGCATCAGGTCATCGGCCTGAGCATCAATGACGTGAGCATCCTCGGCGCTTGCATTGCTCAGTTGCTTGAGCTGTGCCATGATCGCGGCGCGTGCATCCTCTGAGCTGGTGATCGTTCTGACTTCCTTGCGCTCAGTGAATGCAGCCACTTCGGTGACTGTGCCGAGCACCTTAGCAGCCGCCGTGATCTGACCGGGTTTTGCCTCGGGGTCGATGATCACTTTGACCAGACTTTGGATGACGAGTTCACGCAAGGCTGCAGGGTTTCGATGTTTCGCCCCCTCTAAAGCCAGCTCATAAGCTTCTATCTCCGCGCTTATGTCGGGCCGGGCCCTGAGCTTGTGCGCTTGGTTCCCTTGTGTCTTCGGCAGCGCCTTGGTGTTGTACGCTTTCCGATACGCAGCCGCACCCGTTGAACCCTTCGCGACTTCGAGCGCAAATGCTCGCTGTTTTGGGGTGAGCTCGCGGGTAACCGACTTGCCCAAGATATGGGAGACGGGCACAGAGTCGAGCCCTTCACGTATCTGGGCCTTAGTTAACTTACGGGGTGCGGGTTGTTCTTTCATGGGTGCGATATTAGGGGAACAATGAGAGCACTGCAACGCTTCGCTTTAAACACGCCCCGCGACACGCTCACACCCTCACCGACACCACCGAGCCAACACACCCCGCAGCCGCTCACCAGCCCACAGACAAGCCGGGCAGCAGACACCGGCAGCAGGTCAACCCCTTACAGGCTTTTCCCTCTGAGCAGCCCCAGAACTGCACCGCTTCGCTCATTGGTAAAAACAATCGAAACCCCGAACGCGATTAAAAAATACTCGTTGACGACATCAAACAATCAGGCAAAATACACAACAGGCAGAACAGCCTACAACCTAACACACAGGAGCAGACGACATGACACGCAAAGCAGACACACACCGTTTCACCAACACACCCTTGCACCGCGCTTACGACCGCATGCGCCACCTCATGCGCAATGAGTGGGAATTTCCGGACGCTTGCTTTAAAGCCGCCAGCGCCGAGGGTGTCCCATACGAAACGCTCGCCGACTTTTACGACGAGATGAACGCCGACGCTTAAACCAACCCGCCCGGCTAACCACCGGGCACCAACTGGAGCCCACACCATGAAAAACGCATACACAAACAACGGCTACACCGACCGCGCCGACTATCTCGAAACACTGTGCGAGGAATATCCCCGCGAGATTGTCCACACACTCGCCGACCTACTCGGCCCGGATGAAGACTTTGACGGACTGGTGACCAGCCTTGAAGACTTCGCCGAAGGATATTGACCAACCCCGCCCGGCCACAGCGCCGGGCACAAACGGAGCCCACCACATGACCACAGCCGACCATATCCGCACCATCATCGCCCGAACCTTCGGTTACCAGACCCAAGGCCACGGATTCGACAAGGTGCACCACTCGCTCACGCTCAAGAACGCCCTGCAATGGGCTCACTGCTACGACCGCGCCACAGTGACCCGCCGGGGAAAGTTTGTCGCAGCCACCACAACCAAAGGAGCCTAAACCATGAAACAGTTTGCAGTTGAATTAAAGCGCACCAGCTACGTCACCATATACGTTGACGCTGAAACCAAAGAGCAAGCCGAGGACGCAGCTTGGCTAGAGTTACAAATCAGCGACTACGACGACGGCGACGCTGATTGGGAATGCACCGACATTTACGAACAATTCGCCACAGACGAAACCCGCAGCAACGGCCCCCACCAGTAAACCACCACAGGAACAACACACCATGAAACCCCAAGACCTTCAAACACTCGCAGCCGCAGCCCTTATGCCAGCACGCCACAGCACAGCAGTCACCGCAGCCGCAGCACTCGCCGCCAAGGTTGACGAGCTGGGCCAGCTTCACGCAGCCATCGCCGACATGAAACGCAAGGCCGACCAGCTCCGCACCGACTTAGAAGATGCCGGACTCGCCGACATAGAAGGCCAGCTCTACCGGGTCAACTTCGCCCAATGCGCCGGAAAGACCCTCACAGACTGGCAAGCCATCGCCAAGCGCCTAAAGGCCAGCCCGCAACTTATCCGCGCATACACCAAGACGGGCGAACCATCCACCCGCATGACAGTCAAAGCACGCCAGACCCACTAAGGAGCCGACAGCATGAACCGCCAACACTTCACCATGAACCCCGCACTCCCACACCCCGACAGTGACAGCGACCCGGTGCCAATGCCGCTTGATGATGCAATAGCCTTCGCCCTTCGGGTTTTGAAAGACCCGACCGCCGACCAATGGATGCGCCAAAAAGCCGCCGACGAGCTGCAATACAGCCACGAAACACAGGAGTAAACCGCCATGCGCTACCACTTTATTCAAGCCAGCAAAAACAGCAAGACCGGACCAATCCCGCAGACATACACCAGCCGCGAATCCTGCCCGCCATCCTGCCCGCAGTACCGCAGCGCATGCTATGCCGAGGATTTTTACACCCGCCTGAATTGGGACAAAGTGCCAAGCAGGGGCACCGACTTGGAGGGACTGGTTAAGGCAATCAACCGACTCCCAAAGGGTCAACTCTGGCGCCACAATGTAGCGGGTGACTTACCCGGAGACGGTGAACAGGTGGACGCATACGCACTCGGGCAAATTGTGAAAGCCAACCGAGGCCGATCAGGTTTCACCTACACGCACAAGCACAGCGCCGAGGCTATCAAATGGGCCAAAGCCGCAACCGCTTGGGGCTTTACCGTGAATCTCAGCGCCGATGATGTGGGCCACGCCGACCGACTCGCCGCCCATGGCCTACCAGTCGCCGTTATTGTCCCCATAGACACCCCGAAGCACAGCAAGACACCCGAAGGGCGCCCGGTGCTGGTTTGCCCCGCTCAAACCACCGAATACATGACATGCGCCATTTGTGCATTGTGCCAACGAGCCGACCGCCGCCAGATCATCGGGTTTAGAGCCCATGGCAGCAAAGCCAAGCAAGCCGACCGCACCGCCCGCCGGGTTATCCCAATAGCCGCAGCCTGACAGCGCCAGCGCTTGCGCCGTGACAGGGTGCAAGAGCGGGAATTGTCCCAACAACAGGAGCCAGCAACATGGAAGACCACCAGCCAAACTACAACAGCACACCCGCCGAGATTGTCGAGTATTACGACAGCCATTTAAATCTGACCCTTCGGGAATTGTCGGACATGACAGGCCGGACAATCCCCTATTTGAAGGGTTTGATCATGCACCCTGAAAAGGTCAAAGCATGACACACACCGAAGCCGCCTATATCAACGCTGGGCACAGATACGAACGAGCTCGCACGCCCGCGCAAGTAGCCGCAGCGAGCCAGATAATTCGCACCCTACTGGAAGCAGAAAAGCCGCACGACCAGACCGAAGCCCGCCACCTAATCGAACGAGGCAGGCAGGAGGCCCGGACAGCATGACGCCGCAGCCGTGGCCCTTCCCCCCGCCCGGCGGCCCGATACCGTGGACGCCGGAGCAGGTGCGCGAGTACGAGCGCCGAGCCCGTGACGCCGCGCCGCCCGCCCCGTGGTGATGCTTGCGAGACAGATGCCCCGGAGTGATTGCGAGACAGATGCCGATTTTTTGATTGCGAGACAGATGCCAAACCAAAACCACCCATTGACCCGCGCCTATATGCTGGGCGCACGAGCCACCACCCCTGCCGCATACACAGAAGCCTTGCGCCTAATCCGTGCTTGCGAGACAGAGGCTGACCAATTAACCATTGACCAGTGCAAACTGGCTGCAGAAGTAATGCTTGAGAGGAAGATGCCATGAGATACACCGGACCCGCCAAACCCATTCCTACACACCGTGAGCCTATATCAGACCGTGGGCTTGCGCTTTGGTTTGTCGTGCTGGCCGTGGTGTTCGTTGTCATCTTGGCTTGGTTTTGATATGCCTACCTACCGCGTAACCATCGACAGGGCCGTGCGCTTTCAGCTTGATTTCGAGGCAGCTACCCGCCTTGATGCCCTGCGTATGGTGAATGACACGGCATTGGTCTATGATGGGCAAGACCTAAAGGAAACCCGTGTTATTGCCATCAAAGAGCTCAAAGAAAACGCTGTTCTCAATCCATCTGATTGAAGGTGAGGATGGCCGTGTCTCCGTCATGGCCGAAGCCGTAGGCACAGGACCGAACGCCTACGACATCGGCTTTGAAATCATGCAGAAGCTGGAACTGGCCTCGCTCGATCACCCTGACCGACTGGCCGTCCAGCCTCTTACATACTGCAAAAACTTTCAGTGATCACTGCCACAGACTTACGCCACCGACAAAGGTGGTTCTCGGGGTGTACATCTTTTCCTTTCTCTTGAGATAGCTCTTGCGGCTCCTCTCCTCTTGCGTTGTCACGCGCACCGGCAGCGCATCCTCCCCCTCGCCAAGCGCATACACCTTCACCCTGTTGCGGCCATCGCTTTCATTGGTGTAGCCGATCACATAGATCAGGCCCTGCGCTTTCATCTCAGTGAGAAACCTGCCGGCAGACTTGGGGCAAGTGTTCGTCTTGCGAGCTAGGTCTTTGCGGCTGAGCGGGCCCTCGAGCAGCGCCTTGAATAGCGAAACGGTTTGCGTGATGTTCATGCCCTCTCCTTGCGAAACATTTTGTCGAGTGCCTGTGAGCACTTGAATAGACTGGTTGATTGATGCAGGTCGTTGAAGTCGCCGACCGCTTCGCTCATGAAATACGGCCAGCCGATGGCCTCCGCAGTGTTCTGCCCCGTGCGCGAGAGGTCGTTGTCCGCTACGACAAAACCGTTCGGCAGGGTGGCTGCCACCTTCTTCATGTTGCCTGCGCTGAAGCAGGTGTACAGGGTGTAGCGTCGCTTCAATGCCTTCATGGCTGCGCGTATCGACAGCGCCGTGGCGTAGCCCTCGCACAAGATGTTCGGCCCCTTGTTGTCGAAGCAGAAGTAAGCGCCAGATGTGCGCTGACCGAACAAGAACTTCTTCTCGCCGTCCTCCCTGATGATCTGACATCCGACAAGGTGGTGGCCCACTCGCATGGGGATGACAAGCAGCAGCCCGTCATCGGTCTTCCACACGTTGCCCTGCTCTTCCTTGAAGCCTTTGCGCTCGAGATAAGGGTGAAAGCCAATCTGGCACTGGTTCAGGATTGATGCGGCCTTGCGAGCGGCCTCTTGCTGCTTCTCGCGAATGTCACGCGCAGCAGCCTCGACAGCCTTGCGTGCCTTGTTGGGGTCCATCGCTGAATCACCCTCGGCATGCCAAACCTCGATCTCTGTCATGGTGGCGTGGTTCTGGATGAATGCATGCGTGCCCATGTACTTCACAGCTCCGTTGCGGTGCGTTGGCTTATCCTGCGTGGGGTAGCGCTTCCACACACCGATGGGTGGCTCACGGTCTACGATCACGCCGTGGATTCGGCAGAAGTCAAGCAGGTGCATCTGGCATCCTCCACTTGCAGCCAACGCAGCGCTCATCCTTGCGGCCCAGCTCTGTCTTGGTGTACTGACAGTCACGCGCCATCCTGAAATCGACGGTGGTGTCCACTCGCTTACCGCCCAGCCATCCAGACTGGACCTTGAGGAACTCCTTGAAGGAGGTGCGATTCCAACAGCCGTAGCTCATCTCTTTCCCTTTCCTTTGAGGTAACGAATCAGAGCGGCCTTCACCGCCTTATCAAACTCTATGCTCGGGGCTTTCGGCGTTTCCGCCAGACCCTTGGGCCAGACGCCAAACTTGTCCTTGTAGGTGTGGGCTGCTCTGCCTGTGCTCCATCCGTGGTACTTGACCATGTACTGGCACATGCTGTACCAGTCTTGCTTGCTTTCCCGAGTGGCTGCTGCTCGCAGCTCCTCCATTTCTCCCGGCACTGACTCCACCATGCTGCGCTTCTCGCGGGTGTATCCGCAGTGAATGCAAGTGTCCGACCCGCCAGCCCATAGGTGTCCACACTTGGGGCACTTGGCAGCTTCCTTTTCCTTCTCGGTCTTTTCTTTCTTGGCCTTCTCTTTGCCGTCGTCCAGCTCATGCACGCCGTTGTTGTAAATCTCCTCCCAGTCCTCTCGGAACCGCAGGTAGTTGCCGGAATGACAGTTGTGGACTAGGAGTCCCTCACAAGTGAAGCGATTGTGGGGTCCGGCGTCGAGTATGTCCCATACTTCCCTTTCGGCTTTACCGAGGGTTTGCTGTACCTTTCCACAATCTCTTCCGCCGTCATGCCAGCCCAAAAGAAACGCTTCAACGTGCTGTCTGAGTATCGAATTTCCGGGTGATCCATCCTGAACTTGTGCATCCGAGCGACAGACTGGTTCCCCCTTTTGTTTTGCTGGTTCAATTCCACAGAAAGCCAACGAAGATTGCCCGGCTCGTAATGCCCATTCGGGTCTATTCTGTCCAACTGAATGCGCGAGCGATCCGAGGTAGACGAAAACTTTGGAAGCCCAAGATTTTCCATAATCCAAAGCGTACCCTGCTTGACGCCAGAGAACCTGAACTCCACTCCGCGACCGCCGTACGCCGGGTACTGATCGCACGCCGGAGAGCAGCATCGAGCACGCATTCCCTGAACTCTGTTGTAAAGCCACATCGGGTACGACACATCTGGTTGATTGCAAGCCCTGCAACCCTTCGTCTTTCCCGTTTGTAGATTTTGAAGGCTGATTAAATTTCTGTACCCACAAGTCACGCACTCGCACAAGACGTGAATGAATCTTCTTTGCCGTGCGCCCAACCAAAAAACTTGTGGGTCGTAAATCATCACCGAGCCGTATCGCTTGCCCACCAAATCCGGTCTGTGTGATTCTGATTTGTTGGCTGGCACACTCCCCAAAGGTGCGCCAACCTTCGGCAGTGTGGACAAGGTGTCCTGCGGTCGCCGTAAGACCTTGGTACGTGATGACTTCTTGGATTCCATTGCAAATTGCCCCACCGTGAGTTACAAAGTTAGTTCCATCCCATATTTTATGGGTCATCTTTACTTTGTCAATCGGAACAAGACCAGAGTCTGTCAAAACAAGGCTTCCTTTTGCCAAGCACAGCCACACCGCAAACTCCTTGTCGGGATAGCCACGCATCACGCGGCCCATCTGCTGGACGTGAGAGGACAGTGACTTGCTGAACGGGCGAGCGCTCACGCCGATCATCACATCAGGCACATCAAACCCCTTGGTCAGGATGTCCGTGGCGATCAGGCCATGAATCTCCGTGTCTGGCTTGCTGAAGTCCTCAATAACCTCGCGCTTGAACTCGTCCTCATCCTTGTAGGAAATGCTGATGAAGTTGTAGCCTTGCTCTGCAAACTTCTTGGACAGGTCGGCGCCGTGCTCCACGCCAGAACAGAAGATGATCGTCTTGCGAGGGCGACCAAATATCTCGTGCGTCTTTTTGATCCACTCGGACACGATGTCACCAGTGATCTGCATGCCGCGCTTGGTTGACTCGGCCTGACTCCACTCGCCGGCAACCTTCTTGGCACCAGTCATGTCGATCTCTTTGGCGACGAACACACGCAGAGGGCAGAGCACCTTCTGGTCCACCAGCTCTTTGGTCGTGACCGTGCTGACAACACTCTCATACACGTTGCCCAGCCCTTTTGTGAAGGGTGATGCACTCAGACCAATGACCTTGATGTCTGGATTGTTCTTTATGAACTCGATGGTCTGTCTGCGCATGGCGTGCGCCTCATCAACGATCATCAGCGTAAGGCCGGGAAAAGAGCCGCGCTTCTCCAGCGTCTGAGCGCTGCACACTTGGATGTTCTCGTATGGCCTGTACCGCCAGTGACCTGACTGCAAGACACCGTGGTCGATGTCGTACTTCTCAAGGCGCTGGCTTGTCTGGTCGCACAAGATGATGCGGTCCAAAATCATCGCTGCTCGGTTGCCCTTCTTCTTGGTGGCATCGAGCAAGGCGATTGCCATCTCAGTCTTGCCGCCACCAGTCGGGCTATAAAGCATTTGGGCCTTGTACCCCGCGGCAAAGCCTCGCCTCAAGCCGTCCAATGTATCAAGCTGATACCCTCGTAATTGCAAACTCATTTGGTTTCTCCAACTGCCAGCACACATGCCCGCTGGCTTGGGCAATGATCACGCAGCTTTCTTGAGTTGACGCTGCATCGACATCACTTGCTTTTTTAACTGGCTATTTTCTGATTGATACTGATCACGGCTTTGCTTGACTGCGTTCAGCTCGATCTTGGTGATGCGCAGCTCTTCACGCAACTCGTTGATCATGTCTGTGGCTGCTTGCTTTTCTTCGGGTGTGCCGTCCATTGCCACAACTGCCACACGCGCCTTCAGCTCTTCGTTCTCAGCCAACAGCATGTCGATGGCCTCTTGGTTCTGATCGCCCTGCTCGTGCTGCTCTGGAATTATCTCGGGGCCCTTGAGCTCCGGCTCTTTTTCTTTTGCCTGACGACCGGGTGCTTTTGCTTTGGTCGCTACGTTGCCGCTCGGGGTTTTGTACTTAACTTCTGTCGCGCCACCGCTGTCTCTCAGGCTGGCTACAAAAGGTGCCGACACACCGCAGCGCCGTGCGATCTCTGCATTGCTCCAGTCGCTCCACTCGAAGTCATCGAGCAAGGTCATCACAGCCTTGCGCTTGTCTGCGTATGTGCGCCGCATGCCGTGCTTTGCATTAACCCCAGTGGAGTGCAAGATGGCATCGCGCATGGTGCCGTGGACTACATCACACAGGATGGATACCTTCTGCGCACGCTTATGCGCGAGCACTCGGTGGTAGCCGTCCGTGAGGTAGTAGTTGATGCCATCGAAATAGACCAGCACCGCAGGGAACTCAGCGCCGGTGCCAATAGCATCTGCGTAGTCCGATACCGTCTCCTCGTTGATCTCTGTTCTGGATTGCAAGCGCTCGTCCATCACGAGAGCGCCGATGTTCATTACCTTGTTCATTTGCCGTCCTTCATAGTCCATCCCAAAAGAAACCAGCGCCAGTAGGTCTGGATGTTGATGTTGTCGTACTTCTGGCCGTCCCAGTCGGGCTTGCTCTTGCCTTTTGCGACCAATATGGCCTCAAACTTTTCTCGTGCTTCGTTCATTTCTTCTCCTTAAAAAACCACATGTTTACAGGTAAATCGCCGTGCATTACACGACCTTTGGTTGCTGACTGTGAGCGGCGCAGGGTTTGATCCTTCGCCATGATGCTGGGCCTGTCTTTGTAGTCCCAAACGCTGGCGACCTTTTTGATCGCCTCCGGTTTTTGCTCTCTTCCCATTTGCCCTCCTATAAAAACTTGATCTTGGGTGACTTGCTTTTGATCATGTCCGTGATGCGCTTGATGTGACTCTCGAACACGCTGCGCGATACCGCCGTCCTCTGAAGCTCGTGGTATTCCAAAAGCTCCTTCATGGCCTTCAAGCCAAGGCCCGTGGTGCCCATCTTCCCGATCCGCTCGAACCTCTCCTTGGCCTCCAAAAGGTGCATCTCTGCAATCTTCACCACCACCATGACCTCCGGCCCGATGTTGGCGGCTGCCATGGACTCAGCGTGCCTTGCAACCACGTTGATGTTGTTCCAATCCCGCTTGGTCGCTTTGCCAGTTCTGAATGCCTCGTAACTGTCGTTCTCTATCTTTCTCAGGTAATCCAAGCTCTCGTCATCAGTGACGCTGGCCCCCACAATGGCATGGGTGACAGGGCACATCGTTGTGTCGTAAATCTTGCGCCTTGTTCTCTTCCTCACATACACTCCTCTCTAATTGTCTGCACAATTCTACACTAAACAATATTTGTTGCAACAGGTATGTTTACCCTATTGCTGTCTGGTACAAGTTGATGTAGACTGAAGCCGCAACTTCCACAGTGGTGGTTGCCAAGGAGAAAAAATGAAATCAAAAATACTTTTTGTTGGATTGCTGCTGTCTTGTTCGGCTCATGCGCAGTTCAAGACTGGGAATAAGTTGTACGAGCAGATCACCAGCAGCTCCCAGATGGAGCAGATGAATGCAATTGGGTATGTGACGGGGGTGGCAGATACGTTGCAGTGGGCATTGGTTTGCACTCCTGCTTCTGTCAATGCTGGGCAACTGGTAGACATGACGAAGCTGTATTTGGAGCGATCACCTGCTCGGCGGCACTTGGCTGCGGACGGTTTGATTTTGGAGTTGCTACGTGCAACGTGGCCGTGTAAGGAGAAGGGGCAATCGCTATGAAAGAGAAACTACTTTTGATCTTGGCCGGGGTCGGAATGCTCACCGTTTGGTGGTGGTTCTGGACAGGTATCTTTTGGCTGATGGAGGTATTATGACCAAAGACGAAGCACTCGAATTAGCGCTGGAGGCGTTGGAGTATGAGGCCGACAAAGGCAATGACAACGCTTATCAACGTGAGCGTGACGCCATCAAGCAAGTCCTTGCAGCACCTGTGCAGGAGCCAGTCTTTAAGCCATGCAGTTGCAGGTGGAAAGGCGAGGAGCAGGTGCAGCAATGCACGTTACACGCCGCACACATTGAAGCAATTCACGAGTGGGCCGAACGAGCCAAAACAGCAGAAGCAAAATTGAAGGAGAAAACCAATGAACAATGACCAATACACAACCGAAGACGCAACGCAAGAGCTGTTGCGCGTGGGACAACTGCCAAAGCCTTTGCGCCTTGCCGCCATGTTGGAGAAGACGATGCAGTGGCCCTTGCACGGCAAATCGGCAGACTGCTTGCGTGAGATGTATGTGTTGTTTCAACACTGCGAAAACGAGATGCGCTACGCAGGATGGGACAAGCTGGAAGCTGACAACACCGCAAGGAACGGCGTGTACGAGCAAGTGAAGCAGCTTTTGGAGAAGAACACATGAAAGACGAAGCACTCGCCTTGGCGCTGGAGGCGTTAGGTGAAATCGAATGGAGCAACAACAGCCAATGGCAATCTGACAGAGCCAAGGTAGCCATCACCGCCATTAAGCAAGCCAGTTCAGCACCTGTGCAGGAGAACGCAATGATTTACAAAACCTTTGAGCAGTGGAAGAGTGGCAACGTGCTGGAGCATGGCGTTCCCCGCACCGAGCATTACAGCGAAGACCAATTCGATCTGGTTGAGATGGGCTGGAACTATGGCTACGATGCTGGCCGCGCAGTGGAGCAAGCCCTCGACAAGAAGGCAGAGAACGCCAGAGAACTCGGGTTAACTTACGACCAAAATCAGGAGTAATCATGGAAATTACACAAGAAGCACTTAAAGAATTTCTTTGGTACGACAAAGAAACGGGTGATTTTTATTGGCGCAAAGTATGCACACCAAAAATGAAGTCTTGGGATAAAGCGGGAACCATAAATTCACGTGGGTATGTCCGCATCAAAATTTTTCAAAAAATACATCAGGCTCATAGATTGGCTTGGTTGTATGTTTATGGAAATTTGCCTGAACAGCTTGACCACATTAACTGCAATAAAAGCGACAACAGAATTGAAAACTTACGCCCAGCAACACATTCAACAAATGGCATGAATAGGGGTGTTCAAGCAAATAACAAGTTGGGTTTTAAGGGTGTAATTTTTCATAAAAGAGATAAAAAATTCATTGCCAATATTCGAGTGCTTGGCAAGCAAAAATGTTTGGGTTATTTCAGTACTGCTGAAGAAGCACATTCGGCATACACCAAGGCATCAGGAGAACTTCATGGACAATTTTCCAGAATCTAAACGTGAGTTGGGGCTGGACTATGAGCCTGTGCGAGAGGACTGGGGGCCGGGGCCGCATGAGTATCACAGCTTGCCTTCGCAGCCAGCACCTGTGCAGGAGCCTTTTGGCTACCTGTTTCAGCACGAGGAAACGGGCCTGACTACGGTTGTCGATGTTCAGCAAGTCGAGTGGGGTTTTGAGAAGAACAACCCACGGCATCAAAAGATTGGCCCCGTTTACACCACCCCACCCGCAGCACAGCGGCAATGGGTTGGGCTGACGGATGAGGAGATTGAAAAAGCTTGTGTTCCGCTTGGTGCGGCAATGCTGTCTTTTACAGAAGTCGCCCGAGCCATCGAAGCCAAACTCAAGGAGAAGAACACATGACAACAATGCATAAGATTTCTTGGAACACTTTTCTTGCGTCAATGCAGGAAATCGGATATCGCAATTACATTGAAACCGACTTGGACAACTACGCCAATGTTATGCGAACAGTAAATACGCCAAAAAGCCGTAGACCAAAGGAGCTTGCTGGCAAAGAGTTCACGACCCAGTTGTTCACAGCAGTCGGATCAAAGGCTGGCGACATTCGATACCTTGTTTGTATTGAGAGGACAGCATGAGAGACACGATAGACATGGCCCGTGAGGCTGGACTTGTTGATTTCCGTGATGCGTATTCGGAAGAACACGTTCAAGCTGTTCTTGAAGACCTCAAAGCCTTTGAAGCCCTTGTCCGTGCTGATGAGCGTGACAAATGGATGGAGCGTGCCCACACCATGATTCTTGGGGAACGTGAGGCGTGTGCTGGATTGTGCGAAGACCACTTCTTATCTGACGGTGACTGGTGTGCCAAAGCCATCCGAGCAAGGGGGAACACATGAAGAAAGACTTCAAGGCATGGGCTATCAAGCTCAGAGGCCGCAACTTTCGCAGCCATAACGGAGTTCCGTTTCTGTACACGAAGAGAGTAGACGCCTCCGCAGTTGCCGTGAGGGTCGAGAAGACTAGTGGCGTAACAGCTCAACCAATCCGCGTCAGAGTACGCATAGAGGAGATAGCATGATCGACGTATACCCAACCCGCATCGAGGCCGTAGACACGGACAAGCAGGTTCTGTTCTCCCTCAGCATGGAGGACGCGCACTGTTGCACCCTGCACATCAGGGAGCCGCTGATTCTCAGTAATGGCAACCTAGAGCAAGTACTGACCGCCGTGCGACGAGGGGTTCACATGCTCGGGCTAGAGGACTGAGCCGCCCGAGAAGCCCGTCACAGTACGGGTTTTTTTACGGCCAAAAATTCTGTCAGCTCAAAAAATTTCAGGCCACAGGTCCCCAAGGGTGATAGCCAAGGCTGTTCACTCCCTGCCCAGAGGGCACGCGCAGTGCTCTCCCAGCAAACCCATGAGGCAGCGATTCGTCGTCGGAGTGTTTGTCTCACCACTTGCCACTCCGGCTTACCCAGTCCCTCGCTGACAGGCTGGACGGCTGACTGGGGGTGTACCAGCGCCGGTGTTTCTTGGGTTCAGTCCATGCAGACCATCAGCTAACGCGCCCTGACGGCTTGGTGTGGAGAGTGTTCTTGAAGATGGTGGCCGGTGCTGATCTCCGGCGTGCTGTGCGATTACTAGCCTGTGTGACCGGCGTTTCCGACAACCCGTACAGCAATTTCACCTTGCGCATCAGCCTGCGCATTCACCATCTTCAAGAACACAAAACAAAAAAGCCATCAAGTCAGACCCCGGTGGAAAAACACTCCGCTTTATGGGCGGTGCGCTACCCCATTCGGGGTCGGAGTCTGGCCTGATGGCTTTGATTGCTTGCTTGGTTTCCACACCTAGCGCCTCCAGTATATCAAAGAAGTCCGCTGGCGTGCAAGAGGGTTGATGGCAACCGAGAACCCCCAGTCCGACGCGAGTGTTGCGCTTGACCATCACGACTGAAGACTGTTCCGGGCCTCCGGGAATTCCCAGAGGACAATCCTCATGCGTGATGGCCCTGAAAGAAACCCCCACGTCTGAGGTGGGGGTAAGTTCATCAAGGAGAACCGCCATGAAATCCGCCTGTAGTTTAGCCGCAAGTGCGCAGCAGGGCAATGGCCTCTTCCACACTGTTCACGATGTACAGGTCTGATCCCGGCCACTCGTCATGGAACTTCTGCTCCGCCTCCGTCAGCCGTCTGGCCGATGGTGGCTTCGAGCCGTCCTTCACCTCGACCAGCAAAGTCTCGCCACGGTGGCTCACCAGCAAGTCAAACAGCCCTTCGTCATTGATCACCTTCACATACGCACCCTCGGCACGCATGGCCTTGATGATCTCCTGCTCGTTGTCGTCTCTTCGGGCGGCTCGTCTCATAGGGTTTGTCCTTATGAAAATAATTTGAAAATATATTGTATCGGCTGTTGACGAACCTGATATATAGCAGATACAATCGAGTCCAACCTACCTGATAATTGATTCTCTGGCCTAGGCTAGGCCGGGTTTGCAAGGGAACGGCATGACAGGGGCTGTTAACAGTGGGATGGCTTTTGAGAAGAAGTCATTTCGGTGGTAACACCATACGGCATTGCGTAGCGTGACTAGGAAAGGCATGGCGAGGTCGGGACTGGCTAGGGCTGATAACAGCCAGAAGGAGAAATCTTTCTGAGTGCTATCCGAGCACTGGACCGCAAAGGCAAGACGTGCAGAGCATGGGCGAGACCCGGAGAGGCAAGGATTGGAGAGGCGCGGCTTGGGCTGTTAACAGCGTGATGGTTCTTCGGTGAGGAACTATTTCGGTGGCAACACCAAGAGGATCGGCAAGCACAGGTCAGGCTGGGCGGGCAAAGGACCGGCGCGGTATGGGCTGTTTACAGCGTCGTGAGTTTTCAATGAGAGCTCACCTCGGTGGCAACACCAACTGGCAAGGCACGGCGTGAAACGGAAAGGCCGGGAGTGGCGCGGCGAGGGCTGATGTAGCGTTATGACACTTCAATGAGGTGTCATCTCGATGCAAAGCGTGCATCAATTAACCAAGGAAAACATCATGAAAACAATCGCAGTTCAACTGACAGGTAAGGCCCCTTTGCTCATGCACTCGGACCGTTTCGCAAACCCGCTCGACCCACTTGCCAAGGCTCACAAAGAGCTGACCAGCAAACGCAAGAAAACAGACGACGACCACACCGCCATCGCACGCAGTGAGTTCATCGGCGGCTGCTACTGGCGCAAGGATGTTGGCTTCTTCTTGCCAGCACAAAACCTTGATGCGTGCCTGATCGCCGCAGCCAAGATGCAAAAGCTCGGCGTGAAGTTCAAGCAAGGCGTGCAGGTGCTGGAGGATGATCTTGTATTCACAGGCTACGAAAAGAAAACACCTGAGCAACTTTGGAATGACCCAGAGCACGTTGACTGCCGTGGCGTCAAGGTTGGCATGGCAAAGATCATGCGCTACCGCCCCATCCTGCGCAAGTGGTCACTGAACGCAACCATCGTTGTCAACGAGGAAGTGGTCAACATCAACGAGGTGAAGAAGGCCGTGCAAGATGCTGGAGCTCTCATTGGTTTGGGTGACTATCGCCCACGTTTTGGCCGCTTCAATGTGGAGTTCGTCTGATGCAAGAGACAACACTGTTCCCGGCTTGGAAGCAGGCCGTCAAGGTTCTGATTGATGAGGGCATCACCTACGGTAGCACCATCAGCAGAAAGCGCATCGCCGAGCTTTGCAATGTGAAGCCACCGGAGAGTATTGAGGATGTCCGTCGGCATGACCTCGAGCTCTTGCAATGCACATCAGAGATTAAGGACATCTTGTTGACAGCGCACTGCATGCTCTTGGCGTCCGACAACAAAGGCTCTTACGTGATCATTGAGCCGGAGTCTCAGACCCAGTACGCGGTGGACACTGGCATCAAGGCAATCGGTCGTGAGATGAAGAAGATGGCCATGTCCGTCAGCTTCACAAAGACAGAGATGTTGACTGACTCCGGCAGGGCAAAGAACGCAGATGCGCAAGCAAAGATTTCCATGCTCGCCGGAATGATGAAGGTGAAGAACAAAGAGCTTCAAAACGCATTAGGAGGAAGCAATGACTGAAGACGAAAGAAAAGACGAGATAGCAATTCTTGTCAGAGCGATTCAGATTTCCAACAAGTTTGGTCCACTGATCCTTGACGACGCAGACCACACTGGCGGCACAGCAGCCACCGCAGTAGCCATCATGCTGTCGCAATACACATCCGCAATGGGCATGAGCTTGCACGACGTAGTGAGCCTGTTCATGGCAGTACACAAGCAGACCATGGCGATGGAGCGTGAAGGATGACTGACAAAGAACTATTGGAACTGGCTGCAAAGGCGGCTGGCGTTGAAATCATCCCCATGCAGATAGACAACGTAACCAAGCAAGGTGATAACCGATTTATTGGCTTCATGACAAAAGCAGATGAATGGCCTAGAAGATGGTTTGACCCCCTCACAGACGATGGCGATGCGCTACGACTGGCGGTGAGGTTGGATTTGATTGTTAGCCGGGGATACACGGAAGTCGGTAAAGAGGCTGTCGTTTTTTACTTAAATGAAATCCAGCATCAAATGCGGTGTGTAGTGCCGCACGGAAAAAACCCTTACGCCGCAACCCGCCTAGCCATCGTCCGCGCAGCAGCAGAAATGGGAAGAGCAAAATGAAACTCTTCTACACATACATCCATCGTCAGGCGGATGACGGCTCTGTTTTTTATGTCGGCAAAGGAAGCATTACGCGAGCAAGGACCGCGTCCGGTCGAAGCAATTTTTGGAAGAGCGTTGCAAACAAGCATGGAAAAGTTGTTGAGATTTGCGCAGGGTGGAACACCGAG